AATCTTTATCATCATCATCATTGTAAGTAAGACTTGCAATAGCAAATTTAATTGCTAGTAAGCTTAACATAATAGCTAACTCTCTTGTCATAGCTTGCATAGAGTTTATTTCTTCTTGAGACATATTAGTTCCTGCAAAGCTATTGTTTTTAATTTGTAACTTATTTAAACCTGGAACTGATGAACCTATTCTAGAAGGATAGTTTAAACTCTCTATTAAAGTTGACTTTAAGAACTGAACCATCTCTTGAGCATAATTTACATCTCTTTTTAAAGATTCTTCTGTAGTAATCTTTTTAACAAATTGATTATATACATATGCACTTACTAATCCAGCTCCCATTAATCCTACTATACCTAATGAACCATAGGAAATACCTAAAACTCCTAAAACATACATTAGAAAATTAGCTTTATTAGTTTTATAACCTGCAATAAATCTACCTTCTTTCTTTTCTTTACCTGTGAATAAATTGTAATTATCTTTACCTCTTAATCCCCATCTTTGATTCATATGTTCAGGAAACCAAGTCATAAATAATGTACCAGCTCTACCCCAAATATTTTTTTTAGCTAACATTATATCATATTGATTGTAGTTACCTTGAGAGTGTGATACAGCATCTTCTATCTTTAAAGTAAGCTTAGTCATTTCATCACCTTGTAATGAGAATGAGTCTTCAAACTCAGGTTTAATTTTTAATACCCCATCTATAATATCAAAAGGTACAAACTTCTTAGTATCTTTATCTAATAATGTATGTTCATTACCTTGGTTATCTTTAATTTTAGTATCCATCATAATAGATAACATAATAGCACCTTGATTTTTAAATTCAGGTCTTTCTACAGCCCATTTGAATAAGTTTAAAGATTCTGTATTGAATTTAGATTCATCTACATTTCTTTGTAATTCATTCTTTCTGTCTTGTAATGTACCTAATTTATTTATAAGTAACTCAAATGTTTCTATTGTATGTTTTCTTTCTTTATAAGTATCAGTTAATCTATGTGGTAGTATCTTAGTTAAGTTAGAAAAAGCCATCATTTGATTAGCTACATCTATATTACCTTTAGTCCAATACTCATTAGTTAAATCCATAATCATAGCTGAGTGTTTACCTTCTATCCTGTTGAATATACCTGATATAGGATTTAAAGCTAATGATTTATATATGATAGTTTTTAAAGTACCATCTATAAGTCCAGCTACATTTAATTCTAAACCTAAACTAAGTTTCTTATCTTCTATATATTTATCAAAATATTTTCTAAACTGTTCTTCATCAATAATATTACCATTATAATTATGTAAATATTGTTCAGTCTCAGGGTCTAATACTCTTTGTAATAAGTGTCCTAACTCATTAATAGTAAACTCTCCAGAGTATCCTACTTTTTGTAAAGATTTTAATTCTTCTAAAGTTTTCTTTTCAGCTTCATTTAGTAATCTTAATCTCTCAGTACTTGTTACTTTTTTTGATAATTTTTTATAAAAACTAGCTAACATTGATTTATTAGATAAATCAGTTCCACCTACTTCAGAATAACCTCTTTGCTTTTCACTTTGGTTTAATATAATTTTAGATACATAATACTCAAGTCTTTGCATAGAGTTTTTATTATCTATAACATCACCACTTTTATTTTTTATTTTCTTAAATTTATTTAATACACCTTTAGCCATAGGTGCTACATCCAATCTAGTTTCATGTAATGCAGCTTCTAAAGCCATAGCTTTAAATACAGTGTTTATATCTGTAGAGTAATCTTTTAATATCTCTGTTGTAGCTTTCTCATAAGCATCAGTTCTAGATATACCTTTTAACATGTACACTTTAGCTAACTGAGCTATTTCTTTTTTAGATGTGTCTGAGTAATTAGAAACTATTCCTTCTTGTACTTTGTGTTTACCTTGTTCATAAAAGAAAGCTTTATACTCATGTCCTAATTCTTTAAATTGTTTACCTACCTTTCCAAAAGCTTTACTATTAGCTCTAACAGATTTAATATTCTCAAGCATTCTTTCATTAAAAGTAGATTTAACTTTAGGATAAGATAATCTACCTTGATCTTCTAAGTTATATGTAGAGTTAATGTAATTAGACATTTCTTTAAGAATAGTCCAATACTCTACTTTATCTCTATCACCTAAGATATTTTGAAATTCTTCTGAGTAAAAACCTGAGTCTTTTTCTTCTGAAATTCTTTCTGTATCTGTAGTAATTGTTTTAACTATTTTACTTTTAGGTAATATAGCTAAGTCATTAAAAGCAGAAAAATATACTTTACCTTGTCTATCTTCACCATATGTATAGTTCATTTGTCCTGGAGTACCTTTCTTATATTCTTTAAGGAATTGCCATACATCATGACTAGCTAAGTTTCTTTCTTTATATTCACTATCAGATTCTTTTAATTCTTCAAACTTTTGTAACTTGTTAAGTACTTGAGATATAACTTCATCATATCTAGGTCCTAATTGTTTCTTTATGTTTTCTTCATAAGAATCTATTTGCTCATCTGTATGTGTAAAGTGTTCTGAATATACATCTCCATATATATTCTTAACATCTCTTAATCTAGTAAAATCTATTAAATTAGTATTATTTTTATACCAATTAACTAAGTTAGTATATGTAGTTTTAGTATCTACATTGTTACTAGCAAGTGAATCTATAAATTGTTTTAGTTTAGTATTTCTATTTCTAAACTCACCATACCAACCTTTAGAAAATATATCTATAAGGTGACCATCTATTTCTCCTTTACTATTTCTAGAAAATACCCAATCAAAATCTTTCATGTTAGTTCTCTTAGTAAAACTATTTAGTTTATCTATAAGTGCAATAACATTATTTTGATTCTCATGTAGTTTAGTTCTAAACTCAGACATTAAGAATTGAGGTAGTATAGTTTCATTTGTAGTAGAACTGATTAATCCTAAAAAAGTTTTATCAGCCCAAGATATATCAGACTCAGCAGTAAGTAAATCTTCTACTTGTAATTTATCTATATCTTCTCTATCTGTATTTAAGTTAGTAACTAGATCTTGTACTAATATATTTTCTTCTAATTGTTTTACTACTTTATCATCAAGTAATTTATCATATGAATTTAATAGTCTAGTTATCTTACCTGTAATCTCATTAAAGTCTTCATGACCATAAGGTATTAATTCTTTAACAAACTCTGAATAGTAATCTAACTTTTCTTTTACATCATTTACTTCATGTATATTAAAATCTTTTAAAGCAGCATCTATACTGTTTAAATCATCTATAATAGCATGAAACATATAATCTACTTGATTATTAGCTAATATCTCTAATTGATTAGAAATATTAATAGATATCTTATCTAACTCTTTTAATTTAGCTCTAGACTCTACTGTATCAGTATTTTTTAATCTTTTTCTTTTAGCTTCTATTTCTTCTAATTGAGTTTGTTTATATCTTACAAACTCTGCATAATTATCTCCAATAGGTTTTTGAGAATTTTGTAATTCCTTATCTAACTCTTGTTGAACTTGATATCTAGAACTATACACTTCATCATTAGCATTTTGTTGAGACATTGCTTCAGCAAGTTTTCTAGAAGGATGAATATTAAATTCTACTCCATCAACTTTCTGACTAAATGATACAACTGCATTATATTGTTCTGCTCCAAATTCCTTATTCAAAAGGCTTTCTAAATTTTTTACTTTACCAAACAAAACATTTTTAGAAGGATTGCTGGCATCATAAGGAATGAAACCAGCAACTCTATCTGAGTATTTTGTAAATTTAACAGAGTCAAAGTTATCTTTAACCCTGTTTTTAAGTAAGTCTTGTATGTCTTTTTGTGTTACTATACAACTCATTATATTATAATTTTAATTGTTTACAAAGATACATATTATTATTAACATTTTTTAATTTCAGGTAATCTAAAGTTATTTCTTCTTGAATCATAACTATCTCCTCCTGAAGTAAATTTACTCATGTCAAATTCTAATACTTTTGTTTCTTTATTTTCTTGTACAATAGGTTTGTTAGTTTGTTCTATTTTATGAGTAGTTAATATGAATGAAGCATCTTCAGCTCTTGTTACTGCAACATATTTTAATTGACTTTTTAACTCACTATCTTGAAAACTACTTATTGTATCATCTAAAATAAAAGAATACTTATATGTACCACCTTGAGATTTATGAATTGTATGTGAATAACCATAATCTAAAGTTTTTCCTATTTTAGTATAACCATTATGTTTTATATCTACAGGGGATAAAAATGAATCTTTAAATTCTGTTAAAGTAGCCCAAGCTCTAGCACTTGCAGGACTACCTTTAGGTTGTTGAATTGCATTTAATCTTAATTGTTCATAATAAGAACCAATAGAATTTAAAATTTCTTCTGAGTTATCTTTACTAATTATAAATCCTCTAAAACTACTTTGTTCACTATCTAATATATTTTTAATCTCAACCTCAAAACCTTTTACTTTTTCGCCAGCTATATTATTAGTTGTTTCTTTAGAAGATATAATTTTATAATCTCCACCATTATTTAATTTAGGTTGTTTAGTTTTAAAATCTACTTTCCAATTACCATACCCCATTATAATATCACCTGATTCATATTCTTTAGCTTCTTTACCAAATAATGCTTCTCTTATACTATTATTAGTTTCTTCTACTACTTTATTAGTACCTGATAATATTCTAAGTAACAAAGGATTTTCTTTAAACTCTTCTGATTTAAACATATCAAAAGCTTTTGTTAAAAATTGAACCCTACTATTAGTAAAAGCAATACCTTTATTATTATCAATATTTGTAGTATAACTAAAATCACCAGTATTTCTTACATTCATAGATTCATTTAATAATGAATTGTTATTAGCTCTTTCAACTATAGTTAATTTACTTTGTGCTTCAGTAGAAGTTAATGCTTTAGATTTATGTGTTTGTTTAACAGGTTTAATTTGAGCATCATCACCAACATAAAGAATCTTAACACCCATATTATCTAAATAATTATTAATTAAGTTAAATAACTCATCATTTATCATTGAAGCTTCATCAATAATTACAACATCATCTTGGTTAACTTTTAAATTATTTTGAGGTGTAAATTTAGCATCTTTACTATCAAATGTTTCTAAATCTTGTTCTATATTTAAACCTAATAATTGATGTAATGTATAAACTTTAGCATCTTTGTTTTTTAATTTAATAACAGCATTAGCTCTATGTGTAGGAGAAGTAAATATAACATTACTAAAAGGATTATCTATTTTTTCTTTTATTATATTTAATAAAGTTGTTTTTCCTGTACCTGCATAACCTATTAAAGAATGTGTTTTTCTATCTTTATTATTAAAAAATTCTATTATTTCATTAAAAGCTTTTTCTTGATCTTTATTTAAAATTATTTTACCATTATTTATTATTTTAGATTGTTCTTTAATAGGTTCTACTCTTTGTACTTCAACCTCTAGAACTTCTACTCTATCTTCTTGAATTACTTCTTGTAATGTAGGTTTAGCTTCTTTAAGTTCTATACCTTTATTATCAGGACTAATTTCTTTTTCAGTTTTAAGTAGATCTTTTATAGCTCCAAATATCTCATCATTATATTTTAAAGTTTTACCTGTTGAATTATTGTAAAATATACCAAATAAATCTCTTAACATTTTTTTGAATCTATCCATAAATCCTTCTTGTTTCTCTTCAAGCTTAGCTCTATAATCAGGAGATACAAAAACACCAGCTATAAATTCATATATGTCTTTAGAGTAATAAGTTGATATATCTCTTTCATCATAAGGTACTTCTTGTCTAGCTGCTTCATACAATGCAACTAATTTGTTAGCAAACAATGGAGCATTTTCTATTAAAGTAACTTTTCCAGTTGTCTTATCCTCACTTTGTATATATTTCTTAATCTCATTAACAGTCATTGAATGTATAATCTCTTCAAATATAACTTCTTTAACTATGTTAATAGCATCATTAAAACTTCCATTAGTTTGTAATAAAGCATCTTCTACTATAGTTGAACTAATAGTTATTGTATTAGTATCTCTATTGTATTGTCCAAATGTTCCATTAGACATAGGTGCATATTCAAACTTAACATCTAACTTAACATAATCTTTAAGTTCATTAATAAAGTTTTTATACTCTTGTGATGTTTTTTCAGAGTCATATATTTTTTGTAATATACCCTCTAAACCTAAACTTGATGGTAACAACTCATTAACACTAGGAAGTTTAGTTCTTAATCTAGTATCCTTGTTAATGTAACTTCTTACACCACCTATATTATCAATCTTAAATGTACCTTTTTTAAACACATTGTTTTTTACAATTGTAGTTTGTACAGGATTATTTGAATTATACTCATTGTAACCTCTAGTACCTAATACATCTATTCTCTTATAAGAATCTGAATCTTCATTATACTTAAATAAGATATATTTCTTATTAGAAGTTTTAATTGAACCATCTCTTACAGATACAAACTCAGGAGTTTCATTCTCTAATCTAAATTCTTCTAATGTATTAGCTTTAGCTAACTCTCCTTTTATAGCTACAAAACCTTTATCTACTTGATTATTTGGATTTAATGTGTAAGCTCTATCAGGATTATGTTGAAAGAATTGAGTAACAAAATTATCCATTAAAGTATTCTCTTGTCCATCTTTAATCTTATCAAACATGTTTCTAAACTTATCAGTTGATTGTAATACTTTTAAGTAATCAACAGATATAAAGTTTCTAAATCCTGTAGCTCCATTTTCATTATCAGCTAAGTAAGCATATGATGCTAAATCTTGTGCCAACTTTTGTGATGTTAATGTTTCACCATTAAACTCTCCTAACACTTCATCTGATTGTAATAACTCATTAAAAGATTCATATTTAGATATCTTATCAAAAGATGTACTATTAGAAGCTAAGTGACTTATTAGAGATATACCTGAACCATCTTTATTAATCTCAAATTTAAAATCTTTCAATAATAAATTATTCATAATAGGATGTCTAGATTCTTTTAACTCTTTAAGTATTTTAGCTAATGATTTATTAGTATCTGTATCTTTAAATAATCTAGCTCTTTCATTGTTAGCATTACCTTGGAATATACCTGTATCAGAAGATATAAAATCATTTAAGTTAGACATTATCTCATACTTTAATTTAAGTACACTAGATGATTTCTTATTAGGATCTATATTTTTTACAGTAAATATTCTATTTACTACATCTTGATAAGCTTTAGCTTCATATGGAAAGAATATAGGTAATACATCTTGAGCTGATTTTAATGAATTAATTAACATTGTACCTTCAATAGTATTAGGTTTCCAATAGAACTCTCCTACTTTAGTGTATTCTTTTCTCTCTTCCATAGGTAATTCTAAATACTCATAATCACTTATAGCATTACCAACTAAGTTATTTGAATTTTCAAATGAATTAGTTCTACCTAAATTATTAAGTGTTTCTATTCTTTGCATTACTTCAAAGTAAGATATACCTAATTCTGATGTAGATAAGTTAATTAATTGTTGGTATTGAGATAACTCTAAAGCTTTAGCTTGGAATCTAAAGAACTTTTGTAATGCTGCTGCTTGTATATTAGAGCTAACATTATCTTTCTTTAAATTATCCCAAAGCTTTTGTCCTGTCATTTCATTACTAGCTTCACTATATACATTACCTTCCATAAAGTTTGTAAGACTATAAACACCAAATTGGTTTTTAAGTGGTACAAAATTATATCTTTTACCTAACTCTTCTAATATTTTACTATCTGTATCCTTAGAAAACTCTGCTGTAATAGAAGAGTATTTCTCTTTCAATTCTACATAATCTCTAATTACAGGTTGATTCATTAACAATGATGGTACATGCAATTTGGTAGATTCCCCTATTCCTGTATTAACTTTATCTAAAGTTAAATCAAAACCTAAGTGAGCCATAAAAGCATACACTGACATAGTATGAGTATTTTCATTTCTTTTACCCATAATCTGTTTGTTAATATTATCTGTAGATACGTTTTGGTTTTCACCATGTTGATCTGCTACATCTCTACCACCATCTAAAGTTTTATAAGATTTACCTAACCAACCTTCAGATGTTAAACCTCTACCTATTGTTTCATCAAAATATATAGGAGCTTGAGTTTCTAAATCATAATGGTCTACAATTCTAACTTTATTATCATTATCAATCTTTTGTAATTGAGCTTCTAAAGTTACAGCATTAGAGTGAACCCCAATACCACCTTTACCATCAGCACCTAATTTTAATAAGTATCTTTGATAGTTATCACTTAAGATACTAAAGTTAGTATAATCTTTATCTGTAGATAAATACTTATCCATTAAACTAGAAGTTTCTTCTGCTGTATCTGTTACAAGAGGTCTAAATATCTTTCTTTGTATTTCATCATTTGGTGATTGATACACAGATTTATAAATATCTATTAAAGAGTTTTCTAACATTTTAAGTTTTAACTTATTCAATGCTTTCTTACCTACTTTAATTAAACCTTCTGAGTTAGCATTAACTCCCATATCTACAATTTCATCTCTTAACTCTTGTGCTTCATCTACTAAATTACTTTGAGTAAGTGCACTAACTAACTTATCAGATGTAATATCTTCTTGAGTTAATATAGAGTTAATAGTTTCAATTGAAGCTTTTACATTTTCTTCATATTGTAATTTCTTAATTGAACCTGTTTTAGAATCTACATAGTAGTTAGATTTATAGATATATCTTTTATCAATATCATAATCCTCCCCTAACTGAACTGTGTGTTCTTTAGGTACTAATAATAAATCTCCAGCTTCAGTAGGTAAGAACCCTGCTACTTTCAATACCACACCTGATTGATGTGAAGATGTAGGGATTCTAAAAGAGAATTGACTTAATAATTGTTCATCAATTTTATCTTGTTTTAACTTTCTACCTGTTATTTTACCATCAGTAATTATAGGTTCTGAATATTCATCTGATTGTAAATCTATATATTTAAAACCATAAGTATCATTACCTTGTTCATCTTGTCCATTAACATATCTTACTTTATAGTGAGATTTAATTAACACTTCAGATTCAACTATTTGACCATCTTTATTTATTGTAGATTTTAATTCACCTGGACCTCTATCTCCTAACCATACAATACCATTTCTAGTTTTTTCACTTATAGCTTCTAAGTTAGTGATTCTTTCAAACCCTTCAGATGAAGCAGATATATGTGAGTTTCCTGGTAACTTATGATTAATAAGTCTAGAAGATACAATAGCTAATAGTAGTGATTCAAACTTATGTGAGTTAGCATCAAACATTAAAGGCATCTCTGTCTTTAATATACCAGCTTCTTCAACTAATCTAACACTTTCTTCTAAGTAGTTAGGATAACCTCTTTCTACAATTTCTTTTTTAATAATTCTTTGTAAGTTAGTTATGATTTCATTTTGTTGAGGTTCACTCAATTGTTCAAAACTTCTTCTATCATTTAAACCTAGTTCAGAATATAAATCATCTTTTAAAGTTTGACTATACTCAGAGTATATATTTTTGTATATCTTATCTAAATCTTGTCCACTTAATTTACCTTTAACTGGTAATACACCATTCATATCTAAAATATCTTGACTAAACAAGTTAGGGAATATTTTCTCTGTGATATGGTTTATACCATTACCTGTAATAACTTTAAAGAACTGAGAACCCATTGTTATATATGAGTCTTTACCTTTCTTATAAGCTTTCTCTTCTTTAGATGGAGTTTCTTGTTGTACTTTAAAGTTCTTAGTAGGTAATACACTAATAGCAGAATTTAATAATCCTGTATTATCTTCTGTGTATAATTCATTAATATCTTTAGAGTATAAGTCTTCCATAGAAAGTTTAGTATTTCTAGCACCAATTTTATTAGCTGTCTGATAAGACATTCTAACTACTGTACCAGATCTTTCTTCTAAAGTTTCTAATTTCTTTCTAACTTCATCTATCTTCAAGTTCTTAGTTACTTGTGGTAACAATGGGAAACTTGATGATTTTATATATACAGGTCTTATTAAATTACCTTCAGGAACTAAACCAGTATAAACAGGTTTAATAGGTTGCATCAAAGTTTTTAACTCTTCTGCATTTACTTCTTGTCCATTAGAAAGTTTTTCATAAGCTGAACTTATTATTCTTTCATCTTCATCTGTTAGTTTACCTTGTCTATATAAAGTATCTATATGTGCTTTCCAAGTAGTATACTCTTGAGCATCTGTACCTGTAATATTAAAGTAATCTTTTAATTCAGATAGATGAGACTCAATAAGTACTTTCTTTCTTTTCTCTAATGCTTTTATTTCATTACTATCTTGAGTACTATTTATTTTTTCATCAATACTTAAAACTTCATCTAAAGCTTTACTTGCTTCATTTTCAAATTTACCATATTGTGATTCAACTAATTCTCTAATAACTGAAGACATACTCTCAACATCATTTACAGCTATGTGCATGTAGTGTGTATTGTTTTTGTATAACTTGTTATCTGAGTTAGCTAACTTCAACCCTGGTGCAATAAGTGATGCAGCTCTTTTATCAATAATAACTCCAATACCTTCTAATATAGAACCATATACTTTAGGATCTGATATTCTAGAAGTATCTATTGTACCATCTGTGTTAAAAGCCATACCTGATATCTTACCAGCTTTAGAGTAATATGCTATATCTCCTAAATATACTTGATGTATATTATTTAAGTTTAAGATATTATTTATAATAAACTCTGTAGTTACATATCTTAATTTATCTAAAGATGTTTCTCCAGGTTTAGAATTTAAGTACTCTGTATCAATATTTTTAACTCTAATACCAGATTCTTTTTCATCCTCTACAGTATTATCATACATATCAAATTGTACAAATTGTCCTTCTGTACCTTTAGAATTAATCTTAGAATTTAATTCAGAATTAACATAAGCAGCAATTTTAGCTTTAGCTTGTGTTCTTAATTCTTGCATTACCTCTGGAGAAGCTTTCTCAAAGTCAGGATCTCTTAAGTACTCATGTATGTTTTTACCTTTATAATCTATAGAGTTTAAACTAGGTAAAGAAGTAAATATTTTAGATGCTACATCATATTCTTTTATATTTGTTTTACCATTCTTATATGATTGTACTATTCTGTTTAAGTCAGACTCAAACAATTGTTCTGATAAATAACTTAATACATTATCATCTAAAGCTACAGTATCTCCATCAAAAGTAATGTTATCACTTTTTAAATCTAATAATGCTGTAGTTAAATATACCATTCTACCTTTATCAGATAGTGTAGGTGTAGTTAACTGTCCTATTCTAAAAGATAAACCTTTTTTAAAGTTTGGATCTGATAATGTAGGATTACCTTTTGTGTTAGTATATAAAGCAAATGTTGTAGCAATGTTATCTTGTTCAGCTATTTTATCAAAATCTGTATCTCCAAAGTTATTCTTACCATGAACTTTATATGAGTCTGGTGAAGAGAAACCTACTGAGAATGCTTGATTAAATTTAGCATCATTCTCTAACAATTCAATAATAGTATTGTTTTTAGTTAAAGCATTATTTTTCAAAGCTTTAAATAAATCTGAGTTCTCAAAGTCTTTTAACTCTTGAGTAATATCATATATTGAAGTATTAGCAATAACACCTTGCATAGTCTTACCTGCAACTCTAATAGAGTTAGATACAAAACTACCATTTAACATTACTTCTAATTGAACTAATTTATCTAATGCTGAGTTAGCATTATTAAATAAGTTATTAGTTTTCTCTGTTAATAATATTTTCTTACTATCTTTCTTATCTTTATCAGCTTTTATTAAATCATTTAATTTTTGATTTACAAACCAAAGTATACCTGTGTTTTTCTCAAAAGGATTATTTCCTTTTAAGTACTCTTTAATAGTATTATCATTGAATACACCTAAACCAAAGTGATTGAATATCTCTCTAACTTTAGTTTCATCTGCACTCTTACCATTATCTAATATGTATTTAGATAAAGCTTTTTGTGCATTCTCAGTATATTGTCTATTTAAGATTATATCTCCTGCATCATCAGTCTGTCCAAAAGAAGAAGAAATAAATCCATCTTTAATAGAGTTTCTTAATCTCATATCTTCTTTAGAAGAGTTTTCATCTAATACAGATAAATCATATCCTGTTATAATTTGTTGTCCTTTACTATTGTATCCATAGATAGGGCTATTTAAAATTTTATAGATTGTTAATTTCTTAGCAATAGATTTGTACAATAACTCATTCTTTAAATAATCAGGTAAAGCATTCAACTTGTTTTTTAATTGTTGATATATAGGTAAACCTCTATCTTCATAAGCAGCATCTAATCTAGATACTAAAGTATCCCAGTTACTATTCATTGTAGAAGTTATATCTAATAGTATATTAATTACATCATCTACATTATGATACTTAGGTAAATTTAAGAAACCTGTTACTTGATTCTTATTAGAATTTAAAGTTGGAACTCCAAATAAACTTAATCTTAAACCTACTGAATAACTTAACTTCAATTCTTTTTCTAAGAAAGATTTTGAGAAAGAATCTTCATTCTCTTCTATATCTTCTTCTTCTAAATTAGTACCAAATAAAGTATTAAGCTCTTTAGTTATAGAACCTAAATTATCTTTCTTAGTAGATATAAGTTTATCTCCTTGCTCAAAGATAGTATCCATAGTTTCAATGTTACTTTGTAATTTTAAAATAACATCTTGTAAACTTTGTCCTCTTTCATTTTGAACCATTCTTTTTTCTTCAGGTAGATTACTTAAATTAGCAAGTATACTTTTATTAGTATTATACACTGGTACTAAATGATCTTGTAAGCTAGTAGCTAAAGCATCTTTAATAGTTTTAATGTATACTTTCTTGTTGTAATCTATAGAAGATATAATAAGATTTTTTAAAGAAGATACTAATTGTAAGTTCTCTAAATTACTTAAACCTTTAATCTTATTAGATTTAATAGCTTGTATAGCTTCTTGTTGTTCCTCATTTACATTCCATCTAGAATTAAATGTGTTATCTATATTAAAGTTATCTAACATAGAGTTCAAGAAATCTTGTTCTGATTCTGAAAGATTACTTTTAGCTTCTTCTACAATAGAACTAAATTCTTGTTTAGCTATATTTTGTGCTGCATTAGAAGCAGCCTGTGCTGCTTTATCTAATGAAGAATTACTATTACCTACAATATCATAACCATTGTAAGGAGGTAACTCAAAGTTAGATTTACTTTTTGAAGATTCAAAATAGATCATAGGTTGTACATCTAATACCCATTTATCTTTACCTTCAATAGTTTTAATCTTATGAGATATAATGTTAGTTCTTAAATTATCTTTTACTGTATCATTATAAGTTCTAGCACCAGGTATGATTTCTCCTTTCTCATTTACATTAGAAATAAGAATATCATCTTTACCTAATGTACCTAAGTTAACTGCAAATTGAGATTTCTTAACAATACCTCTTTCAGGATGAAATAACTTATCAAAATTACTCATTGTAATTCCAACAGCATCTCTACCTGCTACTTCAGTAATTCTATTACCAATACCTATTTGTCCTCTGTAATTTTCCTCATTAGGTTTGAACTCTCCTTTATGTAATACTTGTATAGCATTAGGAATAGATTTCCATTGTCCTGTTTTGTTATCTAAGTACTTATTATCAAAGTAAGTAATACCTGTTTTATGAAAACTATTATTAGCTACTTTATCTAAAGTCTCATTTGTTTTACCCATCTGTACAAATAAACCTGTATAATCTGCTATGTTAGTAGAGATATTTATACCAGTATCTTTTTGTACTTGTTTTTTTAATTCCTCTGCTTTACCTAATGTAAAGTTATATTTATCTTCTATTTGTTTTCTTAGTTCAGAATTATCAGAGTTATTTAATATGATAGAAGATAGTACTCCATATTTAATATTATTAAATACTCTCTCATCAAGATCTGCTTTTAAGTTATCTGTAGCTACAGGAGAATTATTCATTGTATGTAAAACCATATGAATAGGTTCTCCATTACTATTCTCCATTGCAACTCTTAAGTCAACAACAGTTCCATTAGCAAACATAGGGTTACCATTTTCATCTAATTGATTTATATCTACATTAGTAGCACCTTTGAATACTTTACCTTTAGAAGTTTCTATAACATATAAGTTACCTTGTTTTTTAACTATACCAATAGTAGACTCTCCAGTAGCTTGACTTATAGTCAATGGAGTTTTATCTATATGGTTATTAGTTTTATCTAAACTACCAAAATGTGTAGAAGATATTTCTATCTCATTGTTACCTGCAATTATTTGTTTTCTTAATTCTTTAACATTGTTAAAACCTTCATCTGCTATAGCTTGTTGTTTTTCTACACCTTCTCTATCAGATATATTTCTTTCATTATACCAAGATGGTTCATGTATCATAAATAAAGGTACAGGATTAGATTTCTCATCTGCTGTATAAGTTGCAACCATAGGAACTTTAGCAGCCCATAAGTCATTACCTTCTACTAGTTTACCTTTATTTTTTATTTTATATAATCCCCAAGTTGTATTCAAAGCAGTACCATCAGATAAATATTCTGTCATTGGAATATCATCTAAATCCATTTGAACTACTTTTAACTTCATCCCTGGTTTAATAAAACTATAATCTAATATAAAGTGATTATCAACTAAGTCATTAGTTTTTAATTCTCTATTTAATACAGTCCAAGTTACATCATCTATTCTTTTAGAATCTTGTAAATTAAAAGCAGCCTTTAATCCTGCATTAGCAGTTCTTCTATCCTCAGATTGGAATGAATCTATATCTACAGATTGAGCTTTTCCATTTAAGTCAAACTTATTTTTCTTAGCTGTATCTTCTTGTAATTGATATTCTTGTTTCTTAACAGCTTCAACTACTTCTTGTTCAGAAGAATTATCTATATGATTTAAAGCTTCATTTAATAAAGCATCATCTACATTGAATAAGCTTTCATATACTTCATCTCTGTTAGATACATCTCTACCTATAGCTTGCCAAGCATCTGTAAATACATTGAATAAATCTTCTACTTGTGCATATGTATGTTTTCTAATTCTACTCTCAATAAAATCTTTTAGATTAGCTTTCTTATCTAATTGTTCATCTAATCTATCTGCTACAGTTTGAGTTAATTGTTTTAAACTAGTACTAACATTACCTGTACTTCTTCTAGAGAATGTAGGCTCATCTAATACATCATCAGGAGCTTGTTCATTTTGAGATAGAATTAAGTTAAGCAAATTATCATCTGCAACTTCAGGAGCTTCAGAAGACTCTACAATACTCTCAGGTTTAGGTATAGAATCTACAGGATTAACTCCTAAGTTTTCTTTAACCTCAATCTCATTTACTTTCTCTTGAGCTTTTTTTAATATTTGATTATCTTTAGATAACTCAATTAATCTAACTTCATCAGTTTCAATATCTCTAACTTGTAGATATCTTTTTTCATCTTCTACTTTTATATCTCCTAATATTTCTTCATTAGGTTTTAACTCTGTAGATAGTTTTCTAGATAGTTCATATATAGAATCCTTATCAACTGCTGTAGCTAATACAGAAGATGCTTCTAATTGTTTTTGTTTTTTTATTTGTGCAGCAAAGTAATCTTGATTAAGTGGATTAGTTTGGTTATTTAATTCACTCTCATTTTCAAAATCTAAATCTTCAACTAAAGATTTATGATTTCTTAACTCTATTAATTCTTTTACATTACCTACATTATTTTTAATTAACTCATTTACATATTTTAATTGAGCTGCATATGTTTCATTTAAACCTGTGATCTCACCAGTGTTAGTAGTTTCATTAATACTAACATTAGCATTAGAGTTATCTTGTTCATTCTCTAATGAGTCTAAAATAGCATTAATATCTTGATAGTTATAACCTCTTTGTTTGTTATACTTATCAATACTTTCTTTACCTTCTAAAGTAGTCTTATCTATTTTAGCTTGTAGATCTTTAACAGTTTGTTCTGTAAGTACTTTGTTTATACCTAATTGTGCTATAGTACCAAAGTTTACTTTACCACCATGCTCTTCTCTTATGTTAGATAATTGTTTAACTACAGATAAAGCATTTGTAGCATTAGCTCTAGTATCTTCAGATAAGTTTTCATTTCTTGAAGTTCTAATTAAACTCTTTTCAAAAGAATCTAAAGTTCCAGTCTCTAATGCTTTAACAGCTAAATTAGTAAATGATTTTTTCTCTAATCTATCTGCTTCTTCTTTCTTACCATCAGTTCTTAACTCAGCTACTTTTCTTTGGTAGTCTTGTAGTTCAAATAATGAACCACCTGTATTCATAATAATATGCTCAGCTAAATTATCATCTGTAATAGCCTTATCTATATTACTATATGTTTGAGCTAATTGTTTTTTAGTTTCTTTATTTTGTTTCCAGTTATCTCTATACTCTTTATTAGTAGTGTAGTTAACTGCATGTGAACTTGCACCTAAACCACCAAATCCTACACCCATTAATAATGTTTGTGCAACTACATCCCCATAGAATCTAGCAGCTTGACTATCTTTAAAATCAACTTCTTTACCACTTGAGTCATGACTAAAGTCGTATAAAGATTTTAATTGTTTAGCATAGTCTTCTTGATAAGTAGGTGTAAGTTGAACTGCAATCTCTTCTAAAACCTCTCCAGGTAAACTATGAAATATCTTAGCTCCTCCTGTATGAGATGCAGCAGATTGTGACATCTTACCTAAGTAAGTATCATTAACAATTTCTCTACCTTTTCTGTACATGTTAGTAACAGGACTTAAAAACTTCTCAGCTTTAGTACCTGCCATAGCTTTAGCTATTCTAGAACCTTTAAATAGTTTATCTCCTAATTGACCTACATACTTCTCAGCAGCAAGTTCTTTTATAGATTCAGTATAACCATATATAAAAGCATCTTTCTCAGATACATCAGCTTCTATGTTATTTGTATTAGGATCATAGATAGTACTTAAAGCATCAGATACTTCTTTCATCTTACCTCTAATTTGAGATAGTTTATTCAAATCATCTTCAGTCTTTTTAGGCTTACTATCTATTTCATGTTCTTGTTGTTTTAATATAGCAATAGAGTTTTTAGCTTCTTTCTCATATGCTTTTCTAGCAGATGCAGAAACTAAAACTTTTTCATTACCTTCTGAATCAGTTACTAATTGTGTTTGTCCAATATATTTTCTTGCAGCACTATCATAAGTTGCAGGCATTGCAAGAGATTGTGTTAATACATTACCTGTACCAATAAGACCTTTTTCAACAAAGTTAATAGTAGCTAGTTTAGCTAATTGTGCTTTAGTTAATTGTGCTCCAATCTCTCCACCTAATATAGTACCAAGAGCTAATCTTTCTGTTAAAGGAGTTACTACAGCTTTAGTAGCTGCACCTCCCCAACCTCCTACAGGAGCTGTTAATAACATTTGTTCCATAAACACAACAGAGTGTCCTGTACCTTCTCCTGTTCTATACCAGAATCTATTAGCTGATAAATCTAAATTCTCAGTTTGTTGTTGTAAGTTGTATGCTTGTAATAAATGTTCTTCTTGTATACTAAGAGGTTTACCATCTCTTTGTTTAGCTGCTGCTACACTTACATTAAGTTTATCTCTCAATGGTAATAAACCTGCTGTAGCTAAACCATCAGAAGCAGTTCCTAAACCATCTAATAAACCATCTTCACCATTTAAGAATTTCTCTAAAATTTCTTTTTGATTCTTTAGTATGTTAATAGCACTTCTTTCTCCACCTACTTGATTTTCAATTTGAGCATCCATAAGACCCATAGTAGATACACCAGCAACTCCTGCATTTTGCATGTTTCTGTTTACATCATCCCAATCTATTTGAGGACCTTCATTTTTAAATTTCTCTAAATGTTCATTTACATTTTTAAGTTTAGCTTTAGCAATTGGTTCTTCAACAATTCTTTTTTGTTTTACAAGTTCTTTATATTGTTTCTTTTCATTATCAGACATACCCATAGTGTCTGGTGTAACTGCATCAGCTAACCAGTATATAGGTGCAAAAATATTAACTCCATTATCATCAAAGAATGAAGAATTTCTATCTGCTGTTTTAGCCCAGTTCTTGTTTTCTAACTTAGCTATTTTATCTTTAATGTCTTTATAACCTTTATAAGTTTCTTTTGGAACTTCTTTAGCTACTGTGGCTTCAAATTCAGTTTTAGGAGCATACTTCTCATTCTCTTTTTCTTCAGCTAGTTTTTGTTCATACTCATGAAGTTGTTGTTCAACTTCTTTTTGTTTATTCACATCTTCTTCTAAAAAGTCTTGTTGCTCTTTATTTAACTTAGGTAAACTTATAGGTTTATCAAATGTTAAATCTGATTGTCCATAAAGTGTACTGTTTGTATTTTCTATCTGACCTTGTAACCAACTTCTTCTTTTTGCCATTTTTCTTTATTTTAAAATCCTATGTTAAGTGGATCATTTCCTATATAAAATTCTGAGTAGAAAGGTTTTCCATTCTCAGGAGTAATCTTAACTGTTGCTACAGTACCTGACTTATTACTCTTATCAGCAGCAGGCATAAATGCAGCAGTACCTTCTACTATTTCAATGTTAGAGATTCTATCTCCTTTGTAACCTGGTATACCATCTATACTTTTACCTTTAAGAGAACTTAATGTTACCTTCTTACCTTTATCTAAACCTACATTGTAATGTTGTGTTCCATTAATACTACCAAAATCTAAATAACCTTCTTTATTAGATAATATTTTATCAACACCTTTAGCTTTAAATTTAGTATCTACATAATCAATTTGTTTTTGATTGAAACCTAAATTCTTAAAGTACTGTGTTCCTGCTGTCATATTAACATTTAACATGTTATCTAATCTTTGTAATTCCTTAAATTGAGCAGGATATTTACTAGGATTATTTCTGATAGCTGTCATATACTTATCATAATCTTTTGGATCCTTAGCACCAATCTGTGTAGCTAGATTTGCTATATTAGCTTTATATTTCTGAACTACTTTTTTTCCTTCTTTAGTATAATTGTAATAAAAACTTGTATCTTTATTAAATGTTATAGGTAGCTCTTGAGGTTGATTAGCTTTAGCTAATGTATACTCATATTGTTTTAACCTCATACTACTAGCTTCTTGAGCTTTCAATAAACCATATTGATCTTCATCCTTTTTAGCTTCAGCTTTTTGTTGTTTGTATTCAAAGTTCTTAATGTATTGTCCTTGTTGGTGCATTGAACCATTAGGATCATCTATACTTAATAAGTTTCCTTGTTCATCAAAGTACTTACCTAAACCAAATTGTTGTTCTTGTTTAAAATAAGGTTCATAATTTTTAGCTTTAACAAAATTAGCATAAGCTTCTTTTAAACCATTTAGTTCTTTTGTAGATAGAGATTTAGTATCTATCTATCTTCCATTAGAAGATGCTGTTGCTTTAGCATATATATCAGCTTCACTATTTTTTAACTCTGCTAAAAATTCTCCTGTTGGATCTTGCTTATCATATATCTCATTAGATTGAAATGTATTATCTAAACTTCTATTAGGATTCTTTTTCCATTCATTTAAGAAAGCTTGTCTTGCTGCTTCTTTTCTAACTGGATCTTTTATAGTCTTAAGATGATCTTCCATAGCTTTATAATTAGCTGCTGACTTTTCTATCTTAGATATATCTCCTGTTTTATAATCTGATTCAACTTCTCTCTTTAAATTATTAATCTCAGGTAAAACACTTTTCCAATCATTTCCACTACCTTGTAACTTCTTAGTTAACTCATCTGCTCTTAAAGCATATAAATCTTGTTTCTCTTTTACTTTCTGTCTTTCTACTGGATCATCAATATAATTTATATCAATGTTCTTAAATAGATCTGCTTTAGCTAAGGAAGCATCATAACTTTGTTGTTCCTGTCCTAAAGCTTCTTTCATTAATTCCCAAGGTGGTTGATATGTAAAATCATCAATAAACTCGGGTTTGGCTGTTTTATAAAATCTTCCCATTTCTTACTTTGGTTTATTAATATTAATTTCTTTATTATCTTCTCTTGAGTATACTTTATTATCTTTACCAATATACCATTCTCTTTTAGCTACTTTATCTATAACTGTATCTCTAACTTCTTTATCAGGTATAGTTTTAAGAAACTCTGAATTTTCACTAGCTACATTAGTAACTACTTTTTTCATTTTACCTGAATAAGCATTCATATTAAAGTCAGGGAATAATGAATCCATTATATTACTAGTAACATTTCTTTCTTTAATAGCATTTACATTCTTACCTATATGTTGTAATCCTGTTCCTTTAGTTGCAATATCTTCTGCCATTTGAGAGAAGTAATTATCTCTATCTTGTCTATCTGCTAAGTCTCTACCATATTCTCCTTGCATTACTTTTGCATCTTGATCATTTTCTAAAGCTGCTTCTTGTCCATATATCTGTTGCATAGCTTGAGCAAACTGATTATAGATTTGGTTTCTACTATTATTAGCATTAGCATCAGTTGCTAAATCTAAAGCTCTTAAAGTATTAACTCCTCTTGCAGAATTTCTACCTCTTTTAATTGCAGAGTTTTTAGATAGTTCTAAATCACTTAATTGATTATCTCTAACTTGATTTACATATTGTTTAGAAGCATCCATTTTAGCTAGAGCATCTTTACCATAATTTTTAAAAGCATTTACATTAGGAGTATCTCCTGCTCTATTTGCTTTTGTATTTTGCATAGGTTTAAAAGTAGAATACAATTGTCCTGCCATACCTATCATATCTCCTGCTGTAACTCCTAAGTTTGCATCTGATAAATTTAATTTATCTAACCAACTATTCTTAGGTGGAGTACCTTTATTTTCTTCTCCTACATAAGGTCTATTCATTCTAGTTGACATTTCATCAAAACTTTCTGAATCAGATATTCCTGTGTCTAAAGAAGCATTGTCTAGTATAGGTTGGTTCTTAAGTCTACTATCTAACTTATCATAATCTATTAAAGGATTTTTAGTATAAGCTCCCCAACCTTGCCCAAAGTTATTAGCAAATGTAGGAATATCTTCTTCTTCTAATGGACCATATACAGGTCCTCCTATAGCAAACTCTTCTACAGTTCCTCCAAATGCAAAATGTTGAGCCATGTCAGACATCATCTTAGCAAATTGCATTTTCATCATATCTGCTTTTTCTTGTTTCTCATTATTTTGCTTTGTTCTACCATAAGTATCTTTTAAAGCTTTATCAGAAGGATTACCTTTAAGAAGTTTTTCTAATTTTTGTTCTTGTTTTTCTCTAGCAATTTTTCTATCTGCCATAGACTTACCATTTGGACCTTTTATTCTTTTAGAGAATATTTCTGTACCTGATGGTACTACCATATCTATACCACCTTCAGCATGTGAAGGTCCATTAAGTTCTTGTACTTCTCCATTAGGTGTTTCCATTACTTCATCACCTTCAGCTTCAATAGGGGTAGGTATTCCTACCTTACCCCCTGTAGCCATCTTTCCAAAATTCTTATTCATAAATCCTGCTGAACCAGTTGTACTTGCAGTCTTACCACCTAAAGTTTCTGTTGAGGAAGCTCCACTTCCATAACTCATTAACATACTACCTAGTTGTTGTGCTAATCCTCCTCCTATTTCTAAACCTTTAACCCAACCATTATTAGATGCAGTTCTATCTGCATTAACTTTAGCTATATCATTTTTCATTAAAGCTTCTTCAGGACTTTCTATATTGACACCACTATTAGATGGTTGCTTTATAGGATCAGTTCCAATAGAGTTATTATTAGATAACTCACTTATCAAACTAAATAACTCTGGCATAGCTTGTGCTATACCTCCAAAATCATATCTAGGTAATCTAGCACCTTTATTTGATTTAGTTACTATTCTCTTACTTTTCATTTTAAAATTTATTTTTATTAATATTATTATTAACTAAAAGATTGTTGTTCATTTTCAGTTGAATAATTAGTAATTAGTTTGATATTACTTGAAGTTGCAAATTTATCAAATATTAATCTAACCACCAAATATTTATCTCTAAAACTTTCTAACTGTGTCCAATCTTTATTTACATTAAGAGAAGATGTGTTAAGAATCTTATCTATAAAATATTCAGATTGAACTGAACTAAGTTTGGAGTTCCATATAGGTAAGTTATAATTAGTTCTAATATCTCTTAAATCATTTATGTTCCAATCTCTTTCTCTTCTTTCTATAACAATGTCATTATTATTCTCATTTATAGTTTGATTACTAAACCAATCTTGTTGATTATAATCTGTATCCTTAACTTTTAAATTTAATTCTCCAGAGCATTGTCTAGAGTTATAAAATATAGCTTTATTAAATGTTGTAAATCTATCTTCTACGTATTGCTCATAATCTGAATTATATACTTTAGCTTCTGTTACAAGTTTTAAATGATTCCATATTCTAGTAATAAGAGGTGTTGATAAAGAAACATATTCAATTATATGTGGTTTATAAACTCCATAGTAAGTTTGATAATTAGCAAGTCTATTATGTTTCCATATATTATTATCTCCATATCTCCAAGAATAAAACTTCTCAGGTACATTAATATAGAAGTTAGGTAAGTAAGAATGCCATGAAGTCCATGTTCCTTGTTTTAATGAGTAACTCATAGTCCAAGAATTATTTAATTCTATAGGATCTTCAACTACTGTACCATCTATATATTGGTATTCTGTTTCTACATAAGTTACATCTGTTTCTACTTCTTCTATTATTGTTTGTGTGAATCCAGCTAATAAAGCTGTAATATCATCTTGAAATTGTTGTGATGTTAATACTGTATTAGAACCATCCCAATATCTATTAGGAATAATTCTCCATCCATAATCTCTTAAAGGTGTACCTAAAGTAGAATATGGGTTGCTTCCTTGTAAGGCTGCTAACATTGTACCCCACTCTCCACTAGTAAAACCTGGGTTAACAGGAATTGCAGCAGCTTCAATTGCAGTAAATATAGCACCTTGAATACCAGCTAAACAATGCTCAACATAACATTTAGACATTGAAGAGTATCCTCCTGAAGAGAATGCTATAGGATAATTAACACCTATGAAAGAGTTTAACTTAGTTGTACTAGGAGTACTAGTTGTATTAATTCTAGATACAAAGGTATTGTAATCTGTTTGGAATGTTCCAGTGAATCCATTAATAGGATTTTCTAAACCTCCTCCATGATACCCTGGAGTAGATTCATTAACAAATGTAACTAAGATTACATCTTTAGTAGATAAATCTACTCCACTATATGTAGTACCAATTGCTACTTCTAAAAAGTTAACCCATCTTTCTCTACTATTATTATATTCATATAAATTACCTGTCCAAGAAGTATTAGTAGCTGCAAAATTAGCAACCCAATCTGCTACAGCATTTCTAATATCTTGTAAACCTTGTCCATCAAATGAACCTGATGTATCATAGAATACATGTATATCAGCTTTATTTGAAACATTAACTACTGTTGTAATCTCTCTTATTTCAGTTCTTGTTTTTAATACATCTCTACTAAACTTCATTCTACAATTCTCTAAACCTAAGTAATTCCATCCAGCAGCTTCTTCAGTACTTATGATTGTATTATAATTAGGAAACAATATTACTTGTCCATTATTAATACATATCTCGTAGTCTGGAGTATCTACTACATCAGGTGAAAATAAGAAATCCTTTTTAGTAAATAGTATTCTTTCTTTCTTAGTATCATATGTTGATATAAATCCTGAACCAAATAAGTTAGAAGGATTATCATTGTATGTGTATATATTACCTGTAGTGTTATAGTACTGTTGGTTAATAGCTAGTCTTATATGTTCTTTAAACCAATTAGATAGACCTATATTTGAAATAGGTTTTAATTGTTTACCATCAAATTGATATATCCTTCTTTGATTTTCAGATACAAAGAAGTAACCATTAGGTGTTTTTATACTAGACCATTTATGTTGTGTACCAGCACTTGAACCATTATCATCATCAATTATTTTTTGAGGAGGAATTTCAAAGAAAGAACCTGTACCAATAAAAGATACAATTTGATCTGTAACTCTTTCTTGATAACTTCTAGGCATTTGCCATAACCCTTCTAATGTATGTATAAATAAATCATTGTTTATTTTAAATATATTTTTTATTTCTCCAGTCTCTCCTTCTATATCTCTATAGTTATTAGGTAAGAAAGTTCTATAATTATCTGTTAGTTCTTCTTGAAAAGATTGTTCTGAGTAATGTACTCTATGTGGAAAATCTTCTTGACAATCTGTACAACAATCATACTCTAAAGGTAAGTGATAGAATGGTTTTTCCTTATCTGTTCTGTGATAATCAGGATTTACATTGTAGTATTCTCCTGTAGGTAATCCCATGTATTCATAACCTTCATATCTATCTTGATTGTTTACTAATAATTTTTTATGTAAATGTTGTTCTAACTTAGATACAGGATATCTTGTGTAAGACATTACCCATCTAGCTCCACCTTTTTTTCTAAAGTATTCTCTACATACCATTTGAGAAGTATTACCTGATTCTATAAAACCAGGTGCATTCAAATGAGTAGCTAAATTAGAAGTAAAACCATTTCTTAAAGATATATTTACAGAAGTTTCAAACCATAAATCTGTGATACAATCACCTATCCATTGTACTGTATCATCTGAAGGACCATCTACACCATCATTCCATTCTGATGTATAAACAGGTATACCAAAAGAGTTATCTAAATTAGTATTATAGTTAGGATATTGATAAAAATATCTAACCCACTTATCTAATGCTGTTTCTCTTAAACCTTTAGCATATTCTTCTGAGTAAGCTTTTCTATATGCAGCTTCTTTAACAGCAGCAGAAGCAAATAATGCAGCTCCTCCAGCAGCTATTAAAGCAGCACCTGTACCAATTAATGCAGCAGATGCAGCTACTCCTGTTCCCCAAGAGAATATAGCAATAACAACAGCAGCTACAAATAGTACAGCAGCTAATACTATATTCCAAGCATTAGTTCTACCTGCTCTTTTAGCAACTCTTGTATCCCAAAAGACAGTATTAACATATCTCATAGGATGTACCATACTATCTCCACCAAATACTTCTACATTACTTGTAGTATTACTACCAAATAATTCAATATTAGTATGAACTTTATAATAAGTAGATTGTCTAAAAGTAGAATAGTTATCTAGTATATTTCTTTTGTATACTACATAAGGTAAATTATACTGACTTACATTGGTATGTAAAGCAGTCTCTAAGTTATCTAATTTTAATATACCTATTCTGTTATCAGCAGCTATATTATAAACATCCCAAAATCTTTTACCTAAATATTCATTTCCAGTTGCATACTCTAATGTCTCACTTGCTAAAGCATCTAAGTAAAATTGTTTTTCTACTTGACTTTTAGTTATAGTAAATCCATTATTAACAGTTTTATAATCTGTTATAAAATCTCTAGATAATATATCTATAGAGAATCCATCTTTAACACCATGTTGTGCTTCATTTCCATAACCATCTGAACCATCATCATTACCATCTTTATGTGCATCACTATCATAAGAAGAACCATTAGAAACATCATTCTGAGTTATCTTACCATATAATATTTTATCTTTATCAAAATTACCTTCTTGTATGATTTCATCAAAATTAAAAATCTTGTTATCTCTAAACTTATGCTCAGGATGTATCACAGCCCAAGTAGTTTTTTCTTGTGTAGCATTTCCAATACTAAAATCTGGTGATAATAATCCTGTTGCTATGTATTTATTATTTCTTAAAGTAGGAACTAAAACAGCACTATCTAATATAGTCTTTTCAGTATCAACTCTTTCATTTCTTACTATATAATAACCTATAATTTTTTCTCCATTAGTTTCTGATAATGGAGGTAAATCTATACCTGTAAATTTAATACCTAATATATCTGTTTCAAATTGTTTTGAATCTAGTGTCTGTACATAAGTACCTACTATAATACCAGGCTCAACTGTACCAGTTAAAGTATTAATAAAAGATGTTCCTGCTCCTGCTGGAAAAGTATTAATAGGTGTACTAGGTACTGTAGGTTGATTAGAAGGTTCAAAATAAAAATTACTACTATTAGTTGTAGAGTAATCATTATATGTGCTCATGTAATAACCAAATTCTAAATATTGACTATCTATTAAGTTAGGTGTAGGTAATAATAACTCTGCATCTATTATTTCTTGTGGTACAATAATTGTAATTCTTGTTACTTGAAATATACTTCCTTGGTCATAAGCTGGGCTGGAACCATACAATTTAACTAATACATGTGTATCTACACCTGTTTGAAAAAAAGATGGATTGACATTTAAAACAACTTCTCCTGTTGCAGCTCCATTTACAGTATATAATACTTTAACATGGAAAGGATTCTTAATTATAGGTGGTATACTAGGTGTTACAGAAGTATCTTCAGGCATAGGTAATAGTATATCTAATTCTAAGCTTACTTGTAAAGATACAGTTTCAACTGTAGTACTATTTGAAGCTCCAGCATTTCTAACTAAATCTAAACCTATATCTTTTCTCATAGGAAATCTATGATGTCTTACAGGTTGATTTAATAAAACATTACCTTCTGAATCTAATCCCCAATAACCATATCCACTATTTTGACAAGTCTCATTATCTACATAAGTAGATTGACTTGAGTTACTTATAGACATAGGATAAACATCATCACCTGGAGCAAATACTGTTGTATCAGTTAAGGTATTACTTTTACCTGGTATGTGATATACTGGTGTAGTTGAACCATCCTCAAATACATATACTATACCAAAAGAATATACTTCTCCTGGCATATAACCTAATCCTTCAAAATTAGCTGTAGGATTTTTAGGATTAGCATCTAAGTTAGTAGAACTTATAGGATGAACATTTGTTAAATCAACTTGTTTAGTTATACAATCTGCTTTAATTCTAGAAGCAAATTTTTGTAAATTACAAAAGTTAACTTGTTTACCTTGTGTGTTACCTAATATTAATCTATTTTCTATTTGTTCTATACTTTGAACTCTTTCTATTTTTTCTGAAAAGAATACTAAATCTTCTTTTGTACCTTCTTCTACAACATTTACTCCTGTATATATAAAGTAATTCTTTGATGTAGGTATTACATCAGAGTACTTAACATTAGTTATTATACCTGAACCTGATACTGCTTCAATAAAAGCTAATCTATAGTATATAAAAGAATCATCTAATGAAGTATTCTTAAATTCTATATATATAGATTTAGAAGTTTCAGGAAAGTTAAGGTATGAAAACTCTGCATTAGGAGGTAAAGAACCTCTAATGTCTCTGTACACATCTTCTAAAGAAGAATTATATATGTTTATAGTAGGTGAAGTAGTAATCCATTCTGTAGCATTTAAACCTTCATCTACATATTGTATAGCTATATTATAACTACCAGGTTTTAATTGTCCTCCAGACTCTAATACTTCTACTTTCTCAAACTCAGGTATTCTACTATAACCTTTAAATAAGTTAAATTTTCTACTAGACCATTGTCCAGCTTCTTTAAAATTCTCTGGTTTATCTAAGTTAAAGTATCTAGGTTTGTTGTAATCATCTGTAAAGTATATAGTTCTCTCACAACCTCTTCTTAATCTGTAAGTAGCTTGTATTTGGTGTGTAACTTTAAAGTTTAGTTTATTATCAGCACTTGAAGTAGCATCATTTACTACTTCAATATATTCACAGTTATCATTTATAATACCTATTTCTGAAGTTGTTTCATCTTCAGATACAGAGAATACTATAACTTCATTACTATTAATATACACTTTACCTATAGGCACAAATGATGGTTTTAACTGTGCACATAATTCATTACTTTCCTCATTACTTAAAAATGCAAAATCTCCTAACTCAGTTTCATTAACTGAGTTAAGAGCAAATCTATATGTTTTTTTAGGTTGATTTATTAATGAATTATCTTGATGTAAACCACCACCTAATTCTGTTATATTATCTTTATCCATAATAAAATTTAATTGTTTTATTTATATTACTTGTTCTTCCTGATAATCTATGTGTAATTAAACTTCTAGATATATTTAAAATTCTACTTGCTTCAATAGCAGATTCATATATAATAATTTTATTTTCAATTATTACTTTAATAGGTTTACAAACAGATTTTCCATTTGTTGCTCCATTTTTAGAACCTAAATTTTTAATATGTATTAATTGAGATTCATCTAATTTTCTTTCTTTTAAAGCTTTACTTATTTTTAATCTTGTAGATTTTTTAACCTCATTTCTCTTATTATAAACTACATCTTTACAACTATTATATAAGTTAGTTTTTATATCAATATAATGTTGTTCTCTTGTAAATCTTTCTTCTTCCTTACAAATTTCTAATATATTAAATTCAAAACAACTATCTCCATAAGCATTATAAGCTCTTTGTAAATGTTTATTATAATGCTTATTATTTTTAAGATTTCTTTTATGTTCTTTAATTCTTTTATCTAAATTTTTAGAAGAACCTATGTAAGATTTTTTACTATAATTATTGTATATCTCATATACACCTGCTTTTTTTTCTATCATTATATTCCTCTAAATGTAAAATTACTTCTATTAGGATCTTTAAAGTTAGTATTCTCTGGTCTTCCCATCTTACCAAAGAAACCATAATATCTATTTTGTTTTGGTATTAGTTGATGTCTCATGTCTTTAAAGTTTTCATGTTGATCTATACCATATAACATCATTTGTTTATTACCTGCTTGTTTACAATACCATTGCCAATCTTGTTCTGCTTTTTGAAACTTATCTCCATAACCTTCTCTACCCATGTACCATAATCTACCCATATACTTCATAGTAATGTACATTGTAATAGCTGTAATAATACTATATTCATCAGGTATCATAGGATAACCTGTTTCTACATCTATCATTTGTCTGTAGTAAGATATTGCTACAGAACCTTCTTTAAAAGAAGTTCTTATTTTATCTTGTACTATTGTATATTCATCTATACAACTATGATATAATTCTTTATCTTCATTACAAACTATACTATTAAAAAATGTATGATTAGCTAATCTTACTGGTGTAAAATGGTTTCTATACATTTTAGAGTTGGTCCAACCATAGTATTCATATTGTAAATCAAAGTAAGGTCTATAATAAGCTATCTCAGTATCACCAAGTAATGAACCTTTACAATCTAAAGCTACACCTTCTGTAGCTAAAGAACTTCCACATCCACAATCAGGTTGTACTACTTCATCTTTTGTACAATCTAACTTAATATTAGCAGCAGTTAAATTACATTCTTTATTTTCTTTTATCCAACTATTATCCCTTGCTATTTGTATAATAGCATGTAATCCATTAGGTAAGTTAGCTTGATGATTTTCTATTTCTACAAAAGCAACAGCTTCTTCATATAATGTAATAGCTCCTATAGCTTCAAGAGATTCACCTGTCCATTCTACTACATCAGTTTCTGATATTTCTTCTAGACCTAAATCTCTATATATTTTAGATAGTACTCTATCTAAAGTTGTATACTGTAATTTTCTTCCCATTATTTTATAAGGTATTCTTTACCTTGTTTTATTTTGTTAGACAAATCTCTTTTGTTAGTTCTAGTTAATCTTAAACTATATAATGTCTTATTAGCCACTAGAACTCTATTTGTACTCCAATGAAACTTATATCTTATACCATTAGAATCTTCATTGAAATGATATACTAATTGTTTTCTATCTTTAGCTTCAGGATCTTGTTTCCAAAGTTCTTTAGTTTTAACCCAATCAGGAGCTAATCCTTTTATAACTCCATCTTCAATTCTAACCTTAACCTTTTTACCTATTACTTGTAATTTACCTAATTTCTCAGGTATGTTTATTTCTCCTTTATCAAATAATCTTTGTATTAGAAACTTCAAATAACCTTTTACAATTAACATGTATGTTTTAATATCAACAGGATCTTCAGATATATTAGAGTAAACACTATAACTACTTCTAATATTTAAGTGTTTCATATTTATTTACTTTGTTGTTTGATACTATCTGTACTGTTATTAGTAAGATCTTCTATGTTTTGTCCAAATAATATAATTAATTCTTGTATAGTAAGTTCTATTAATGTATCTATCATATCAACATCTATATCAAAATCCATATCCATGTAGTCTACACAATCTATACAGTCTACACAATCTTCATTACAGTAGTTTTTAAATTGTTTTACTAAAATAGGGTCTTCAAAAATACCTGTTAGAGTAACTACTTTTAGTTTAGCTGGAGTACTTATATATAAGTATTCATTGTATATAAAATAATTATACTTCTTTGATGTATATTTATTACCTTTTTGATAAATCATAGAGTTAAAATTTATACTATCTATCTTAATAGACTTATCTATAGTAGTTACAGATTGTATAATATCTCCATTAAATCCTGCTAATGGTGTAGGTATCTTATATTTACTTCTAAGTATATCACATCCAATAGGAGGAATACAAGGACAATCATGAGTAGGTACTTTAATAAGTTCAATACAAGGTATAGTCTGATAGTTCCAAGGAGATATTTTTTGTTTCTTCTTAGCTTCTTGAGATATTAATTTAGATCTTACAGTAAGTAGTTTATTATAAATATGTCTACTCATTAGTCTAGTATCATCTGATTGTACTCCTTTAGAGTATAGAGATTGTACTCTTTGTATTATTTCATCTACTTTCATCCTTTTAACTCATTTAATAGTAATTGTGTATAATCTTGTGTCTTAAACACTTCATAATTTCCATCTGGTTTCAACCAAACTATTCTCCTAGATTCCACTTCAAACCCAACTTGTTCAAATAGTAATTGATATAAAGATAGTTGAAGTTGGTATTTGTTATAAGAGCTATCAAGCAAATCACTAAATGGATGCAATAGTTTCTTACCTTTATAATTTTTGAATAAGTCTTCATTTGTTTTATAGTCTGCAATTATAAATTTTCCTGTTTTTGTATTGTACAATATTATATCTGCTGTACCTGCTATACCTAATGTCTCAGAATACATTTGCAGCTCAAATAAGAAAGGTTCTATATAATCTGGTATACTATCCCAAAACTTAACAATTGCTTGTTCAAATCCATTCTTAGGGTTATTTCCTTTCTGATAAGTTTCTCCAAAATAATGTACATCTGTTCCTCTATCACAAGCTACATTTTTCTTATTTTCCCATTCTGCTAGTACTTCTTCTTTACTAACATATCTTCCTTCTTCTCTAGTTCTTTTCTTAGCTACAAAACCTGCTATTTTATCTGCATCAAAAGGTTCTGAAAATCTTTTTAAAGTAACAGATACAGAAGTTAAATTGTTTTTATTAACTCTATACTTATGCTGTTCTGCATTAAACTCCAATGCAGAGAAGTAATCTAGGACTACTCTCTGCATGTTTTGTTGGTGTTGTAGAGGTTTCATTTTATCTACTATACTCTCCATTATAATTTTAGGTATTGAGAATTACTTATTTTAAATAAATGATTATCATTTTTACATTTCATTACTCTTTGTATAGTTCCTACAGGAGTAACAGTAGTCTTAAATAATTCTAAATCAGAACCTCCACATATAGGACAACTAGTTTTTTCTTTACCATCTAATACACCTAAATGAACAGGATGTTTTAAATACTTTTTCAATTTTAAATATAGTTGTTCTGTAGTTAATATATCTTGTATATTATACTTAATTAAAAGTTTCATAGCTTCTTTAGACTCTTTTTTAGTTCCATAAACTAAATCTTCCCAAATATCCTCTAAATGAACTTTCATTTTTTGAATAGGCATTTCAAAGTATCTACCTAAATATTTCATAGAATAAGAAGGTAATCTAAATAATCTTCTACATTCTTTTTGAACATCTAAAGACTTAACATGTAAATTAACATCTAAGTCATACTTTGCTGCTCTTGTATTAATAAATTTATTATCAAATCTATCATTATTAATACCAATAACCATGTCAGCTTCATTATAAGATTTTAAGAACTCTATCATTAGTTCTCTATCAGATCTGTTTTTATCCCATTTAACAGCATAAACTTCATCTGCACCTAACCACTTATAAGAAATAGTAACAATTTTAGAATCATCTAAAGCACTATTACCATTAACAAATTGTTTTCCACTCCACCATAACTCAAAAGGTGTTTTAGATGTTTCAATGTCATAGATAAGTACTTTTGATTGTTTATCCTCATTAATAGGATTTGTCAATTTTTTGTATTTTCTCCAAACATCATTAGAAGCTTTTCTTCTTTGATCTGTAGAAGCTCCTACTTTAATTAAAAAGGTAACAGCTAAATCATACCATGATGATTCTCCCTTACCTACATTTAGAATATGTTGAATCATATTCCACTCATTACTTGCAAATTTTTGCTTTAAATTTTTCATATGTATATAAATAAAAATAGTTTTAACTTAAAGTGCAAAGTTAAAACTATTTTTTTACATTTTAGCTATATAGCTAATTTATTTTTTATTTTTTTAGTCTGTACGCATCAAACTCCTTTTTAAGCTTATCATATGAAATTTTTAGTTTCTCATAATTACCTTTTAAAGTGTTATACTTACCTTCCTCATCCTCCAATTGGGCTGTCACATCTATCAGCTTTTTTTTTAAATCCATTACTTCTTTTCTAAGACTGTCATATTGTTCTAAAGCATTAGCTGTAAACTTATCATAACCTTCTTGCATCTTAGTAAGAGCATCAGCACCTAATTGTTTTTCTTCTATTTTTCTTTTTTTCTTCTCTAATATAAGAGCTATAAATGATCCACTACCAAATAAAGTAGTTAAAATCAATCCTATGTTCTGTGCTATCCATGCTTCCATTAAGTTATTCTATTAGTGTGTTTATAATTTTGTATTGTTTTGGGTATTCATTTTTTACAATTGTTTCTATATTCTTATACCAAGTGTTATCATTCTTAGCTCCCCATATATGTATTAAACCTTGTTTTTCAATATCTTGATGATTACAATCCTTAGATAAAAAATAAGGTTCTATGTTTAGTAATTTAGCAGTTGTAGCTCCAAGATATTGTTCAAATATAACACAGTATAAACCAGGATGTCCTGTACTTAATATTGTTTCTATGTTATTGTCAACTAATTGAAATGCTTCTTCACAATACTTTCTATTGTAATTTAGATCATTACAACTATAAATACCAAAGTTAAATGCTTCATCAACTAATCCCCAACTTTCAGGAAGACCTTGACCATACTCACTTAAGTTATTAAATTGACCTCTATAATAACCTTCAAACCAATCTCCTCCTTCTATATTCTGAAATCCAATAGGAGCATTTAAAAAGTCTTGTGAAGGTTTTAAAAACATAATAAAATCATTATCTATATGTACAAAAGGTTTATCTTGTATTTGATATGCTTTTATTTTACCTAATGACCAAAAAGATTTTGGATATTTTTCTAATTCATCAAGGTCTGTTCTAATACTTGTAAAAGGTAAGTCTAATTCTTTAAAGATTGGTAATGATGCACTATCTGTAACTAATTCAACTTCATCAAAGAATTTGGCAGCTTGATTAACTGCCAAAGTCCATGAGTATAAATGAAATTTAGGATTTGCCCAATTAGTTGCTTGTACTAAAGCATTACCACTTGTATTCCAAAAACTAAATACTGCTTTCATATATTAAGGTGTAAATGTTATACTACCACCTGTACATAAAGTATTATTAGGTGTACTATAAGTTCCTGCTGTAACAACAATTTTACTTATAGCATTAACACTTACTGGGAAAGGATAGTTACCACTAATTACTGTTGTACCAAAATTTATATAAGGGTTTTGTGCTAATACAGTATTAGCTTGATCAAGAAAAGTAATACTTCCTTGTCCTGCTGTAATACCTGTTTGTGTAAACTCGAAATAAACTTGACCTTCAAATACAGTAAATTTTACTTGTCCAAAAGTACCACCACAGAAAAATTGGTTACTACTTTGTGTATTAAATAATCTAGCATTTGCCCATGCTTCTACTAATCCACCATCTATTCCTGCTCCACCAGAACCAGAACCATTTGGATTACTTGAACCACCAGGAGTTACAATAACTTCTTCACAGCAAGTACAATAACCATCTTCAAATGGACCTATTTGTGTTAATTTAGTTTTAACACCTTTGAAAAGAACAAACTGTTCTTTTACATTTTTATTTTGTAGTACTGTTACTAAGTTAGCATTAGTACATTTACCATTAAGTTTGAACTTAATTTGTGTTGTAATCAAATCTTCATTACAACATATTAATTTTTGTAAGTCTTTTATTTTTATAACATTCATTATTTTATATTTATTTTTAATTGTTAATTTTAACCCATGCCCAAACCTACAATCAAGAGGTCAGGGCTAATAACAGAGTTACAATGCAGTTACCTAAAATCAAAAGGAGTCTGCTAGTTATGATCTTTCCTAAAATCAAAAGGATTGACCTAAATTTTATTTACTTCCTATTTTTGTAATATGTCCAAATATATAAGGTTTATATCCTAAAGAATAATCACTTAAATCTGTTTGAAAATTACCTATTTTAGGAGTAATGTATATTGGTTGTGATAAATCACTAAAAATTCTTTTTTCATATACACCTGTTTCTGAATTATAAGATTCAGGTACACCTGCACTTAATCTAAAAAACAGTACAGAATTTCTTTTATAAACTCTATTTGTTTTTGAATTAAATTTAATATCACCTATTTTTTTAACTCTTATAAATCCTTCAGAATTATCTAATATCATAGGATAACTTAATAATTCTTCACTTATATTAGCTCTTCTTTTAATTTGGAAGAAATCTCTAACATCAATTTCAACAGTTATGTTTGGATTGTTTAATCTATTTAATCCACTGCCATTCATGTTATCTCCAAAGGATAAAGCTGTTTCATCTAACAACCATTCAGTTTGTTTAATACCAGGAAAATAATCACTTCCTATTGCTGTACCACCTGAATAAATAGTATCTACAATATTATTCTTATCATATCCACTATTAGCAGGATGAACAATTGCATTATGGAAATTATCTTTATTTCCTTTACCTGATATAACTAAATTTGAATTAGCTTGTTGTACACCTATCTTTTTATATGACTTGTTAGACACCATACAAAGTTCAATTCTTTTGTCAGGCAAAGATAACCAATTATTAGTATTACTTGCAAATAAATTAAAATAAATATCAAATTGTTCTTTATAATATAATGTTGGAAAAATATAACCTAATAAACTTGTAATGTTATTTGTTCTTGTACTTATACTATCTATCTCTTCCCTATTATTTTTTGGATCTATAGGGTCTCTTGGATTTGGTAAAAAAATCTTTCTTTTTGCTATTTGAGGTGTAGGTAAATATGATATTACTCCATCAATTAAGTCAGGTATTAAATCAATAATATCCTCCATGTTTTGACCTACATCAATTGGAGAGATACTATTTGTTGCTGTTTTAGTTGTAACAGCATTATGTACATTACTTTTTACTTGTGCTTTTGTCATTACATAAATGTATTATTAAATTCAAATGTATAGATTCCTTGAGGTTCTGTGTAAATTGCACTCTTAATACAAGTTTCATTTATACCTAATTTTTTTATACATTGAATTATTTTATTATAATTATATCTTTCTGTAACTACAGATAAATTACCATTAAGTTTTAAATCAGTGTAATAGAATACTAAGTAATAGTAAGCTACTAGTTGTTTCATTAATAGTGTATTATCACTACTACCCATTACAGTTTCATGTAAAAGTATACATTGATTTGAATCTAATATATTACATTTAATACAATCATTAGTAGCTGTTAAATATTGATTATAAACAGCACCATTAATTATATTATATGATAGTAATTTCATTATAGCAGAAAGATAATCTTTTTCTTTTTTATCACAATCATCACATTCAGAACAAGCACAACCACACAATATGTATTCTACATCCTCAACAAAAGACTTTAAAAAAGCTGTATATATAGATACATTTATTGTATCAAATAAAGCAGCTTTATCAGTAATAACAATTTTATATAAATCATCTTTATTAGGTAGAGTTATATTTAATGTACCATTAGTAAATTGCTCAGGAATAAGAACTTCCCATTGATTTGAACCACAGTAAGTTTGAGTATATACAGTTACATATATAGCATTAGTGCCAGTTTTTGTAATAGTAAATGTATTATTATTTCTTGTTATTGTATATCCCATTTTATTTTAAATATTAAAAAAGGGGTTATTAAACCCCTTTTTGTTATGCTATACCATCTGTAGCAGCTACCTTATTTTCAGTAGGTTCTACAACAGTTGGATTTGTATTAGCTGTTGCTGCATCATCTGCCAAAGCATCAAAACCTATAGGAGTGATTAATGTATCTAAGACAGTAGCTAAACCATTTCTAGTTACTGTATCAGTAGCAGGAACTGCTATAATACTTGCTAAGTTTCTTGTGTACTGTAACCATGCACCTTGTGATTCTTGATCATATGTTAATGCAAATTGATCATATTTCTGATTGATATCAGTATTAAATACTCTATCATCAGCTACACCATTAAGTGTAGATAATCTATAAGGACTTTCACTGAATCCTTTAGCTTCATATTCTAACTGTTTAATATCATAACCTGAACCTTCTTCAAAAGCTACTGTTTGTGTAGTAACTAATGTTCCATTACATTTGAATCCTTCAATAGGAGAAGCTATAATAACTGTCTCTCTTGGGAAGAAGTATTTCAAGTTTAATGAACCTGCAAAGTTAGCTTGTGCTTGATTAACAGTTTCAATCTCTAAATCTGTATAAACAAAGTTAGCTGGATCTGTTTGAGTTGCATTAAATGCCATAATAGCAAGTAATTGTGCATCTGTTACAACAGCACCTGCTGCAATAGCAGCTCCACCTGTTTGAGCAGAAGTTAAAGCTGTTCTAGCTAAAGCTCTTGCTTTTACTAATTTAGTTGGATCATTATTAATATTAATTAATAGTAATCTAGTAATTTCATTTGCATCACCTGAAGGACAAGTAGGTGCACATCCATCACAACATCCAGTTACAATACTATAAGTTTTTGTGAACTGATTATAACCTTGACTTCTGTATATTTCTTGATTTCTTAATTCAAGTTTAATACCATACTCTGTTTCACAGTTTGCTGTGTAATCTTTAAGAACTACTTTCATAGGTCTTGAAGCTGTATGAGGTCTAAAGCTATAAAATTTTATGTTGTTTTTCTGTACTATACTTCCTGAAGATTTAGCAACTTCATCAGTAATTCCATCCCCATTTAAGTCTAAACCTACTGCCAAATAGAAGTTTCTAACTCCAGTACCTGTTGTAATAGATAGGTTTGTATTAGCATCAAAAACACCAATTTGACCTGGGCTTAAAGCTGTAATCTTACTACCTGCTGGTAATACAGCTTGGTTGTTTTTAGTTACTAAAACTTTAAATACGTCATTATTTCTTGCCATAATTTTTAATTTTAATTAATTTGGTTTAAATTTATTTTTGCTTGTTTTAGTTGGTAATCTCCTGTTTGAAGATCCCCACTTGTTATAAGAACAGCTATATCAACAATTTCTCTATGTGTATGTTCAGGAAGTTCACAATCTTGAAACCCAGTTAATACAATACCATCAGGTAAGGTATATGATTGAGTAGGAAGAAAATCTTGAGCATTGTGCATATAAGCATGTTTCCTTATATAATTTAATTTTAATTGTGTTGGAACAAATGTTCCATCTGTAAATATTTTAATTCCTCTTTCAAAGAATCTTATGTTTACTTCTTTCCATTCAAAAGAAGATTTATCAAATACACTTAACTCATGTTTATCATCATGTTGTCTTAAAATACAAGTTGCTTCTCTTGGAGAACATCCTGTTTTAGTTATAGTTACATTTGAAGATACATAGAACATATAATTAGTAGGTAATGGTACATAGTATGTAGTAGGTGTTAAAGCTATTGGTACTATTGAGTAATCATTAATTACTAAGGTTCTTATATCATCTATACTTCTTTGTGAAGTTTCAAATCCTAAATGATTACTAACTCTTGGCTCTGCTACTGACTTGATAAAAATATCAATAGCTTCATTCATTTTCCAATCAATCTCAGGTACTCTTAAGTTCCTGTATTGTTGAGAATCTAGCTTATTTAGTTTTTGTTTAAAGTCATAGTGAAAACCTCTTGAGTTCATATTCTATTAGTTTATTTTTTCTAAAATCTGAGCTTTCATAGCTTGATTCTTAGGATCTATAAAGTAGTCAACTGCTGACTCAACATCAAATCCTATTTGATCATCCATGTAGTACACTGCTGTACCCTCTTTTCTTAGAACATTTTTATATATACCTTCTAATACTAGAGCATGAATTGAAGTTCTAGTTTTATCTCTTTGAATCAAGTTAAGTACTTTTTCTGCACCAGCTTGTTCAACAGCATCATCTAGTTTTAAATCTACATAATCATCAGATTGATTTCTCACTGATATACCAAGTATGATTTGTACAATTTCAGCTTTTCTAGTTTTAGTCAATTTAGAACTTTCTAAAATTACTTTTCTTTTTACTGAAGCTTTAGAAGCTTTTAGTTCTATTTCTTCTTGCTCATCATAAATTACATACAAAGCATTTGGAAATTTACCTTCTTCATATTCTTTCATTGAATTAGCTACTAAATCTGAAGCTTTCATCAACTTGACTTTTATCTCATCTTGTGCTATAGAAGTATTAAATATGTTTGTTTTGTATTCTAATTTTACTTGAGCTGCTGGAGAGTTCCAAAATTCATGAGGTTTACCTACCATATAATCAGGTGATAAATTATAACCTGTTGCTTTTTGTAATCTTTCTCTATCTTCTTCAGATAGACCTGTAGCAAATTGTCCTGTTCTAAGACTAATTAATGCTTCAATTGTTGTAGGTCTGGTAAAGACATCTTTACCTTTAACTCCATGCCATCTTTCTCTCTCAATGGGTTTTACTTCTACTATTGCCATTTTTCTTTTTTGTTTAAATTAATATTATTTGCAGAGGGAAAGTTTTTATACTTTCCCTATTTAGACTGCAAATATAAGAAATATTTTTCTATTTATTAGACACCAACATTTCTTTTTAAGATTAACTCTCCACATTTTGTAATATCTTCAATATGTACACCACATTGTTTAGATACGTGCATTGAGTAATATTCTCCTGAGTGACTCATTTGTCCACCTTTAGAAGGACCATAAGGACCAACTAAACCATTAACATAACCAAATTTGTAACCATCTTTTTTAGATACTAACTGTACATTTGAATTACCACCATCACCTGAGAAATCTAAGAAAGTAAATCTCATAGATTCTACTGGGTATCCTGTAATAGGATCAATCTCAAAGTTGATACTTCTATCATCATATAAAGGATTGTGAACTAATTCTAACTCAGCACCATTGTGCATTTTGTATTGTACGAATTGGTAACCTACAGAATAAGCATTTGTATGGTATTCTGATTTAGCTTGTTGTACTGGGTTAAAGTTTTGATTAGCAATAATCCAACCTCTTTTTTCCATTACATCTTGCATAGCTCTATTGAACAAGATCATTCCATACTCTCCAGTAAATACTTTAATTTTTCTACCTGAACCTGGTTTAACTCTTGAGTAGAAGATATCTAATAAGAACTCTTCAATCAATTTAGCTGTTAATTCAGAGTAGTAATGTAAGTGAGAATCTTCAAGTTTTTCTTGAATACCTGAGAATGAATCTACACTTCTACCACTTGAACCTTCAATACTTCTAGCTTTTCTATTGTACCAATAAGCTCTTTCAAGCTCTCTGTACCATTGTTGCCAGTATTCTACCTCAGCAAATTTAACCCAAGAATCATGATATCCACCTTTTGAATCAGGTACTTTAACAGCTAAAACTTCTTCTGAAGCATAATCTGTTACTTGATATTTTTTTCTGAATTTACCCATAGAATCTCTTAGAGTCATAGGCATGCTGTATTGTGTAGAACCATCTTCATTTGCACCCTCTTCATAAGTAGAGTACATTTTAGCCCATTGTTGACCTGCTGCTAAGTACACTGGTGGTACAAAAGCTTGGAAATCATCTGATACCAATCTTACTGTATATACCCATCCATTACCATGTCTTTCCGGATCTTCCATAATTCTACATTGATATCTTTGTCCTGCTGTACCTGGTGTAATAACATCCCCAGCTACGAACCAATTTTCATCAAGTTTAATCTTGAATGTAGTTTTACCTTGACCTGGTGTAGTATTAGATGTAGGTTCTACATTCTCAATAGCTACAAGTGGTCTTGTATTAGCACCTTTTAGTTGCCATTCCCATTCATTTGTTGTAAGAACTTTTTCTGCTCCAGTTCCCCAAGCTATACTAGATAGTGGGTTATCAGAATAATAATTCTGTGCTGAGAACAATTGATTCATTTTACCTTCAAATACATGAGGTTTAGCAATCAAAGCAGCTCCCAAGTGATTTAACTCAGTCATGTTAGCATGCCAAGGCATTTGTTTTGTTTTAAATTTACTTCCTAATGTTGCCATAATTTTTTATTAATAATTAATTAAATAAATCAGATAAGCTTCTTCCTTGTAACGAACTTCCAGAGTTACTTGGTCTCAAATTCTTTCTCTGTTCTAAATTTGTTTTTACTTCTTTTGTTTTTTTAGTTATTACTTCTTTAGCAAATCCACTCATATCAAAATCACTTTCTACAAGTTTAGCTAAAAGAATCATTTTATTAGTATCTTGAAATGTCTCAGCTAATTTCTTTTGGAAACCTGTTACTGATTTAGTATTAGATACTTTGTGTTCTTTCTTAGTTAAGAAATTAAATACTTTAATTTTATCTTGTGCAGATATTTTTAAACCATTAATTTCTTCTGTTTCATCTAAAGCTTCTTTTAATGTGTCTTTAAATTCATCTTCAGTTTCTTTTTGTTTTTGTCTATTAATTTCAGCTTGTTTTAAAAGATCTTCTTTTTGTTTCTCAACTTGTTCTTTTACTTTAGCATCATATTTCAAAGCCATCTTTTCTTTTTTACCTGACTCAGTTAGATAAGCTAATCTATCTTCAACTTCATCCCTATCCCAACCCTCTTGTAATAGTTGGTATCTAATTACTTCATCTTGGTAATCTTCATCAGCAATGTTACCTATAGGTAATTCAGTTACTTTACTAAAAGCTTTAAAAAACTCTTCTGTTGAACCACCATCTCTTTTAAATTTAATAAATGCTTGAGCATCTTTATCTAATTCTTCAGTAGCCCATGATTTAAGTCTTTGAGAAACTTCTGTTTCATATTCTTCTTCTTGAAGTTCAATGAATCTATCTTCATCTATTTCTTCTCCTTCTTCTAATTGTACATGTTTAAAGATACCTGTATCCTTTAAATCTTTGTACATATCTCCATAAAAAGAACCTTCATTTTGAGGTGTTTTAGTTTTGTCTTCTAAATCTTCCTCTTCTTCATCACCAAAACTAAACTTATCTTCAGTTTCTTTTTCTTTATCCTTTTCAGGAGTTTTAGATTTATCCTCTTCAGGTTCCTTATCTTTCTCAGGATCTTTAGCTGGTTCTTTCTTCTCTACTTCTTCAGGTTTTGTAACTCCAAAGAAATCTTCAGTACTATTTTCCCAATCAAAGTTTAATAAATCATTCTGTGTTTCTAATTCTGTTGCCATAATATTCTGCAAATTTAAGATTAATTATTTAATATATTTAAGTTTTAAACTTAACTTTTTTCATTTTGTAGCTAATAGCTATTATTTACTTGTTCTACTTTTTAACTGATTATTTTTTGCTTTAGCTATAGTGTTCTTTTCTTTATCTAACTTAAGCTTTTCTTTATCCATTACTTTTTGATGTTGAAACTTATCTGAATCTAATTGTATCTTAGCACTTTTTAAGTTAGCATCTACTCCAAACTTAGCTACTTCCATAACATCAGGAGTTCCATCTTTATCAAGATCTTTATCTTCATTAAATCCAAGAGATAAGATAGTTTGTTTTTGTATCTCTCTATCAGTTTTAAGTTCTTCTTCTCTTTCCATCATAACCATTTCATGATCCCACTCTTCTCTTCTGAACTGTCTAGCTTTTTCTTCAGACTCAGCTTGTGCTTTCATTTTTTGTTGCTCAATAGATTGTTCTCTTTCAATTCTTTCTTTCTCTGCTTTCTTAAGTACTTCTTCTGCTTCTTGTGTAGACTCTGAGTTTAATATAACAAGTAAGTCTGACATTTCTAACATTTGATTTTGCATAGCTGCATGAGATAATTGTTGTATAGTTTGTAAAGTCTCTCCTGCTTTAGTAGAGTTAGATACAAATAAACCATATGTAGAGTTTTCTAATAAATCATAATCAGGTTGTAACATCTTAATAGACATATCATCTAATACATAAGATATACTTGCTGGTTGATATTCAGAATAAGCTACTTTAGCACATTCAATTAATGCTTGTAATACATTTCTTTTTATATTATTATGTATATCAAAGTAAGGTTCTAATATATTAGCAGATTGTACTAAAGCTTGTTGTGTATTTCTTACAGCTTCATCACCACTAATTTGACCTTCAATTTGTTTATTAATACCTACAGATTCTCCACATCTTCTCTCAAAGTATTCAGCTAACATTTGATACTTTTGTATATCAGATACTAAAGATAAATCTATTTCTTTAGCAGCTTCTCCCATGTTAGAGTTTCCTTTATTACCTTCTTCAGATGGATCCAATAGACCTATCTTATTTACTTTAAAGTAATACATCCATTTCTCAATGTCAAGTCCTGCTGACTTAGGTATTAAATTAGAGTTAAGTAACAATGCTTTACCATCATCTGATGCCATAAGTAATTCTACTCTATACCATATAATATTAAACATATATTGGTAGTATTTCATTCTATCTACAAGAGATGTAATTTCAGAGTTTAAGTTATCATATGCAGCACCTATATAAGATAATTTACAAGTGTGTAGATTATCTAAATCTTTATGTTGTCCAGGTACTTCTCTTAAGAAAGCATATTTATCTCTATCTATTAAATATCCTTCATATTTAGTAGGAATCCATTCTGTAGTAATTTCTGTATCACCTGCTTCAGGATTTAATACATATGCTTCATCTACTATATCTTCATAAGGTAATCCTGTTTCAGGTTCTATACCTTTTAAAAACTTGAATGGTTTTAAAGATTTCCATTCAGCATGTAACACTCTAGTTCCTAACATACTATTAGTACCATCATTTCTAAATGTAAATGATTCATTAGGTAATGAACTAGCATGAGAATAATTTTTATAAATATCATCAATCTCATCTAAAGACAATTCAGATCCAAAGTATTTAACTACTTCAGATGGTGTCATATGTGTTTCATAACAAGCCCATTCTCCATCTTCTATATAGTCTAACTCTGGAGATTTATCATAATCAAATCTTAAAGGATTAACTACTTTTACAGTAGGTTCACCATTGTAAGCTCCAACCCAAAAGATTTCTCTTCCTGATATAAGACCATGTTTCCAAGCTTTGTTAAATTTCATTTTAATATCTTCTTTTTGTATAAGATATTGTAACAACTGATGTGATAAAGCTTCTGCTGGATCTTGATGTTCCCTCTCCATATATTTCTTTACTTCATCAGGAGTCATTGTTTGTAGTTCTTGTTGAACTTGTTCTTGTATTTTTTGTTCTTCATCTGGAGTTAATTTCTTACCATCAGTTGAAGCATATTTCTTTTCTATCTCAAGTTTGATAGGTTGCATTATTGAGTTTTGTACAAAATCTTTTAATCTACCAAATTCTTCTTGTTCTTTTCTTGTTGTAGCTTCTTTATTAGTAGCTACTATTTTCCAAGAGAAAGGTCTTTTCATTTCCATACCAAGTAAAGCTTTAATCTTTCCTGATATAATATCCTTATTAGTAAAGTCAACAGGTAATTCACCTACTCCTTCACCAAATGGACTACATACTTTTTCAAAGTCTGCTTTATTAATTATGTTATTAAACAAATCATAATTAATTTTCATTCTTCTGTATTCACTAATTCCTGTGTTAGTTTCATTAAATCCAAACACACCTCCTTTAGTAAATGATACTTTATCTAAGGTATTTATATTATCCTTAAACCATTGTTTATCATCTTTATTCTTCTGTGCTCTTGTTAATCTTTGTTCAGGATTAAATATTGTTTCTGACATTTATCTTCTTTTATTAAAATTATCTAACATTTTCATCATACTTTCTATAGCTTTATTACCTTTACTTGATACATATTCTTTTCCTAACTCATCTTCTTGTACTTGGAACATACACATCATAAATGCCATAACCCTATCAAAGTTACCTTTTCTATTATACTGTATCAGCTCTTCTAATAAACCAATAGAGTAAATTGTTTCTAAATTTAGAATAGGATTACCATGTTCATCATAATCTCTAACTTCTAACAACCAATCTTTTATATACTTTTCTCCTGCATCTTTTAATTGGTCTACCATGTGTATACCATATATCCTTGCTACAGTAGAGTTCTTTACATTTTTAGAAATAACAGCATCAGGTTGTACAGCTAATTGATTTAATCTCTTTATTCTTCTAAAGTAATTCTTAACATGTGTTACCTCATTCTCGTGCATTATCTCAGCATTGTATAATTCAGCTAACATAGAACCTATTCTATTTACATCATCTGCTTCTTGAGGTCTACCCACATACTCAGCTACTATTTTGTTATTAGTAAATGAACCTTTATGTGTAGTCTTATAAACATAAATTGCAGCAAGTGAAACACCTGAAGATAAATCTTGTCTATAAGGGTCATACCCAATCTTATACAAACCTTTAGGAGGTAAATCTACTGGATACTCATAAATTAAAGGACATCCACTTAAGTCAGTTACTTTAGGTTTATAATCTAAAATAGGAGTTAACTTATTATTCAAATCTGGTTTAGCTATTACTTTACCTTCTTGTCTTTCTAATGTTACAGGTGTACCTTTCTTTAACTGTAGTTTCTCATGCTTTATTTTATTTAATTGATTTCTTAATTCTATTACTGGGAAGTTATTGGAACTTACAGTTAAGAATGCTTCAGCAGGTCCAAATGGAAACTCCTGTACATGTTTCTGTAATTCCATAGAAGAGGATGCTTTTTCAAGTATCTCTTTTCTTCTTTCCATTTCATATTCTGTAGCTCCTTCAATATCTGAGTTACCTTGAGCATCATAGAATCCTTCCATATTCCATGTTACAGGGTGAAAGAATCCACATACTGTATTCTCTGCACCTTCATCCCATATATTCATAAAAGGCATTAATCTATAAGCTTCAGGACTATAGAACATATCAGCATAATCTACTGTACCAGACTCCATATCTCCACCTGTTCCAAATATAATAATTTGTCCAGTGATATATGAACCTCCTGTTAAGGCAGGGTAAATAGCATTGTATGCTTCTTTTAAATTAGGAAAAGCTCCAGCTTCTTCTAGTAATACAATTTTACCATCTTTACCCCTAGCAGCATCAGGATTATCTCTAAATGATAGAGCCATTACTTCAGACTTGTAACCTTTAATAATCTTTACTCCATTTACTACTTCTTCATATCCTGACTTCTTGTGATCTTGTTTATCTACAAGCATAGATTTAGACCAACCTGTATGTTGATTTAAGTAATTCAGATAATCTGAAGTCATACCCATAGTTCCTTTAGGATATAAGAACTTCTTCTCAAAAGCTCCTATAATAATCTGTGCATCCCTAACAGTGTTATATATATTTGCACATATAGCTCCATCTTTATAAGAATACCCTTTCCTTCTAGATTTACCTACAATCATATGATAACCACCACTTACATAATCTAAATGTGGTTTTACTTTTAATGCTAGTCTATTAAGAACTTTTTGAGATACTTTATCTCTAGCTTCTTTTAATGTATAATAATCTGTAGACTTTTTATAGTCTGAACCAAGTTCTTTTTTTAAGTTTTTAAGTTGTCTTTGATAACTTCTATATTCTAATTTCTCTTCATCTGTAGAAGGTACTTGAGAACTCTTAGTAAATAAACCATTCTTAGCTATTTCTAAACTCCAAAAGTAATCATAATCTCCATCCCAAAAGTCAGGGTTTCTAGTTTCTTTTGTAGCTACTACTGAATCCTCATCTTCTTCATCTTCAACAACTATTTGTATTTGAGTAAAGTTTAAATAAAAGTAATGGTTTCCTGTTATCTTATGTCCTCCAACTTCATATCCTACAATACATCTTTTAAGTTGTTCTTCCCAATAAGCATACCAATCAGGAGTACCTGTAGGAGAAGAACAATAAGAACCATTCTTTTGGAACCTTATAGCTTCTTCTCTAAATACTGCTGAGTTTAACCACTTACCATTATTATCTCTAATCTCTAATGACATAAAACATACTAGATTCCAAATCTCTTAAATAAAGAAATTCTCTGTTATCAATTGTTATAGGTTCTGTAAAGGATTCTCTAAATACTACTTTACAACCTTTTAAATCTGTATGCACTTCTCCTGCATACACTATAATACCTGTATTAGGTTTCTTATCTTCAACACCTAAAATCAAAGATTTAGTTGCTGGAATATCTCTCTCAATTATTACTGAATGTTTTGGTAATTCTATATTCATTATTTACTTATTAAGAAATGCAAAGATACACTTTACATTTCAAATGGGTTAATTACTTTGTTACTTTTTGTTTTAGTTTGTTCAAACAATTCCTGTTCTACTTTATCTTTCATACTATTTAAGTTCTGTAAAACTTTATCAGTATCTGTCATAGCAGAGGTAATATCTCTAGGTTTATAAATAGGTAAACCTGTTCTTTCACTTCTTTCTGTAATATCAAATGTATTAAAGAAGTTTTTCATCTTCTCTGCTGCTTGTAATACTGATGTATAGTAAGAATAAGTAGGTGAAGCTTCTTTATGAAATTCACTCATCTTAATTAAACCTTGCTCTAATAATGTATCAGGTTGCCACTCACTATCAAAGTATATTTGTTGCAGTTTCTCAAATCTTATTTCATCAGAATATCCTGCATAAGGATTACTCTTTTTCTTTGAAGACATTAACTCTATAAAAGTAAACTCCTTTATAGCTCTAGATTTATCTGATGTTGTATCTCTCTCCCATATCTCCTTGAAGGGAGATATGAGTAGAGTTTCTACATTTGGTTTTGCTACTGCATTTTCTACTACAAATAAAAATGCCATATTATAGTTCTGGGTTTGTTAAAGCTTTAACTACAAAATAAGTTGATTTCTCTACTTCTGTTTGTGCTAATGAGACTTCTCTAAAGAAGTCTGCTGATATAGCTTTAAATGATTGTTCATCCATTTCATAGAACTTATATGCAAAATCATTTTTCTTAGCTTCTAAATAATCTATAAGATTAGCAGCTCCTTCTTTTACTTTATATACTTCTGATTCATCTTCAGAGTTATAAGTAATTCTCATTCTTCTCTCTCCTAAAGTAGGTTTATATACTTCAGTTTCTACTACTTCATTTTCTTTTTGTTCTTGAAGTTTAGCTAGCATCATTAAGAATGCTATAGCTTTCATTTTTTCTTCTACTTGTGTGTTCATAATTATAAATTTATAAAATTAGTTCCTGTTATAAAATCTTTGTTTTTGTGTTTTGTTTTTATTTGTTGTAGTGTTAAACCTTTTGTTTTCTCAAAGTGTGGCATATCTTTAAATGTTCTCCAATCTCCACCCCATGAATATCCTGCTTTCTTAAATACCTGTACTACTTCCATCCAATCAGATTGTTGATCTTTATCCCAATCTTTCTTAGTATCCCATGAAGCTTCTTTACCATTTATAATTAACACAATGTCTATAGCTAATCCATAATTATGAATACTATCTCCACCTTTAGCATTAGTTACTTTAGGTACTTGTTTAAACAAAGCATCCTGTTCTGCAAAGGTTCTTAAACCTTGAGCAATTCTTACTTTAGAATTTCCTGTTAGTACAGTACTATTAATATTATCTACTAATTTAGTTACTTCATTTTTTATTAAAGGATGAAGCTTTCCTATTTTTTCTTGTGATGCTTTATCTACCATTACTTTGTTACTTTAGCTGTAAAACTTAATATTTCTTGACTGCTATCTTTATATGTTATAGTTATAACTTTTCTTATATCCTGCCAACCAGGATTATGTATTAAATGTTTAGGTATACTTTGTGCATGATACTCTACAACAAGTTTAGTATCATCATAAGTTTTAACTGTAGTACATGAACCACAGTTAGGTGTAATACTAAATACATCTTCTATCTTTAGTTCATTAAGATAATATATTAATGTATGTCTAGTATTTTCTTTTATGGTCCCTAAATTTATGTAGTAATCTTTCCATTTCATTTTCCTAATACTTTAAAGATTAGTTTATCTTTATTTAGATTCCAAATAATATTGTTCTTTTTATCAAACCACATACCACCTAATTTTAACCATTTCCAATTAGATTTATTCTGCATTACAGGATAGCAAGGCTTATCACATTCCTTATTACTCATTTGTAATGCTGTAGTATTACAACCACACAATTTACATTGACCTGTAGTGTAACAATCTAAATCCATAGAGTTTATTCTATATTGTATTTGTTCTCTAATATGTTTAGGTATTAAGAAACTAAATTTAGAATAATATAATTGGTATCTTATATTTCCTTGTATATAAGCTTTTATGTTTTTTAAATTAATTTGTGCTTTCATAACTATCTAATACTTTAAGTCTTTCTAAATATCTTCTTTCTGATATTAAACCATTCTTGTAATTTTCTTCAATTACACTTCTACTATATTTGATTCTACTTTTAGATACCTCAAATACACCAAAATATTGTAATCTAATATCTCTTAGTATACCACTTGTAAATGCTTTTCTAACCATCTTAAAAGGACTAGAGCATATTAATCTAAATTCTTCTATATCTATAGAATCATTAAACTCACTTAGTTCATAGTATTCTTCTATTGTAGTTAGAGTTGATTCCATTAGTATATCAATTTACTATTATTCTGATTCTTTCTTATTTCTGTTTGTGCCATATCATAGATATTAATATCTGTAGGTGTAGCAACTTCTTCTTGAACCTTCTCTTCAGCTCTAGCTTTTAGAGCTACTTGTCTTAAAGCATCTATATTTTCTATTTCAGTCATAAACTTACTTAGGAAAATCTCTAGTTGTGAGAGTGTAATTCTAAAGAGTAAAGACTCCCAATTGATATCTACCTCTTCTATACCTTTAGATTCATCTGTAAACTTATAGAATAAATCTTTTCTTTCTGTAGCATTAGCTTTTTCATATAAAGCTTTAGGTCCAATTTCTTTGATATACTCTAGAATAAACATTCTAGTTATCAGGTTGGATGGGTGTTCTAGTTTAAACATTTTCTTCTCTACTTAAATTATCTAATTGTCTTAAAAAGTCAGCCTGTGTTGTTGGTTGAGTTGTTGGTTGTAATCTTATAAACTTTATAGGTTTATCTTTTGTGTGTCTTGGCTCCTGAAGTAAATCTTCTACCTCTTTTAGATTAGGAGAGGTTGTGTTGGTAACCCATAGACCATTTGGTATTATAGATACATTATTCATTTATCTCTAGTTTAAATTGATATCCTTGTACTTTCTCATTAGGTATAAGAATAGGTAAAATCTTTATGTTCTTCTCATCACCATAAATAAATTTCTTATTCTTTAATTGTTCTAAGTAGTTTCCTAAACCACCCGCAGAGATTCCTAATTTCTCTCTTACTATTTTTCTACCTGAAGTACCAAAAGGTTCTCTAGATATATCTCCTTGTAATGACATGAATGCAGCAAGTACTTCTGCTTCTTTAGGTGTCATTTGAATTGGAAGAATATGATTTATTAAAAGCAAGTGCTTTTTGTAATACTCTTCTCTGTTTAACTGTAATGCTTTTTTGATTATTTCCATTTCATAAATTGTCTTATTGCTTGACTAAACATATTATTGTTTACTTCAAATTGTTTATGGTCCATAACAAACATATAATTACCATCTACAGATTCATCATGATATCTTGTGCAATTAATACAATGTATAATTTCCATAACTTCATGACAAATTATCATAAATACTGAGCCTGGGTCTCTATCTAAATGAAGAGTACCTATAGCTATACTTCTATCTTTAAAAGCAAAGCTTTCACCACCATGTTCTTTATGGTAAGTAACTGTAAATGTCATATGACCTATTTCTACTTTCTTTGGTAACTTTAATTCCATGCTGCAAAGATAATACTTATTTTTAAACTGCAAAGAAAAATATTAAAAATATTTAATAAAAATATTAACTGTTCTTATAAACTATATAAATGTAGTCTAATTGCTAAAATAATTTTTAAAACACTTGCATCTTAAAAATAAAAGAACTAACTTTGCGTACTCAAGTTTGAGAAACAAACTTAGAAACTAGCTAGAGTTTCTGAGATAGGTGTGTTTATAAGAGAGGAAAGAACTCTTTGTTAGATATTGTTTTAGTTATAAGAATTGCTAACCTTTGTAGAAATACAAAGGTTTTTTTGTTTTATATAACTAGCCACCAAAATTTTTTAAAATAAAATTATTAGAAAGATTGTGTGTATGTGAATGTCCCTACACCAACCACCCCCACTTATTTCAGAACCTAAATACCCCCACCTATGTTTAGTAACCTTAAATAAACTTCCCGTGAAAGATATTCTTACCTATTTATATGTTGTTGTGATGTTCTTCCTGAGCTTGTTAGCTTGGTCTTCACAGTCTTGTCTGTTCTACACACTGTTGTGTGTGTGGTGTGCACCCTATGTGGTGTGGTACTGTGTCAAGCTTTACAAGGATATTGTGTTGTACTTTAATGTATGATATAATAACCCAATACGCACATATGAATACCCTCACTTATGTGGGATACAATTAACCTAATGTCTAATCCTTAACACTCTACATCATGCGTACATTCTATGTATTACCTAATGGAGTTATAGCTATCTCAAGAGAGACTGCTATTAACTACAAGAACTAACAGTATGTCTAACATACAGTGATTTATACACAACACACATTGCTCATATGTGTGTTGTTATATTTTACATATTAACACACACTAAATACCCTCACTTATTTTTGCGTGTAGTACGCAATTAAAATCATTTATAATCTTTAATTAATTACATTATGTCAGTAAAAGTAGTAGCACACCCAGAAACAGGAGCAGTAATAACTCCTTCAGTTAAAAACCCATTGTGGGGAACATTTAGAGTAGATTCTGAAAATGTATCTATGGAGAATGGTATCTTCAACAAATCTAAAAGATCAGCCTTTATTAGAGGTAAAATTGAGGATTTGAATTTAGCAGGATTAACTGCGGGTAAAACTCTTCCAGGTAAGATTATCAAAAGAGAGAGCTTTGAGCCTTTCTATGAAGGTCAACCTGCAAAGATTAACCCTTCAAATGGAGAAACTGTATTAACTAATGGTATGGAAACTTACATTGAGTTTGTTTACACACAAGATGCTAATGCAACAGACTATTGGGTAGACCAAGCACCTGCTGAAGTAAGTACTGAAGCAACTAATGCACTAGCAGAACAAACTGCATAGTAATAGTATACAGTGCATAGCAAGATAAAGAGAGTATTAACTTACTCTCTTTATTTTTTTTCTTTGAGGTTTATTCAATACTGACAACAAGGCTAACAAATCTTATCCCAATAAGGCACTCATAGTGCATTCATAGGGATTTTGTTGGGTTTTAATTTAATTTTAAATGGTGTGTTGATAGGGAGGAGTCTTAATCCAACCTTATTTACATCAAATCAAATTTCATCATTTCTACAATGATATAATAATATAGCTAAAACATAATCTTATATTCGTACTACAATGAAAAGCAAAAGAAAGTTCTTAAGAAACTATCCAAATATGTTGATAGTATTCTAATAACCCAATTAGATATCTTATTAGGAAATAGTGGTGATACTACCATTATACTACCTTTAGGTAGAATACTTGAACAATGTTCTAATGAAGATGAACCAGAAATATCTAAATTAGTAACTAAACTAATTAGATTACACTTTAAAAAGCATAATAACTAACAAATAGCCAAATCATATAATCTTTAATAATCTATAAAATGGGACAATTTATAACACCAGCAGAATTAAGACTAATATCTGCTAATTATTCAGGAGAGAAAGTAATATCAATGCTTAAATCAATACGCAAGGTTGCAATAATGCGTAAGATGAATTTAGCAAGACAAAATTCAGTATCTGAATTGAATAACTATTATTCAATTCATAAGTCATTAGATACAGTACAGTTTAAAATGCTGTATAGACTATGGTTTAACTTTGTATTAATGGATTACTCTGATGTAGAGTAATCCAAATTGTGTAATATCTAATAAACATTCAAATGAACACACTTATATTCTTTATAGCATTACTATTCAGTGTTGCTACAGTATTTCAGATAATACAATTAATAGTTAATGAGAAAAATAGTATATTACCTACAGTATATGCTTTTATAGCTTGTATACTATGGTCTGTGTTATATTATAACACAACAGTTAATACTACAGTGCCACCAAAACAAGTTAAAGATAACTCAATACATTTCGTATGGAATGATGATGAAGAGTCAATACCTAAAGATGGTTCATTAATTACATTAGAAATGACTGATGAAAATACAGTTTATATTGGTCCATATGACCCAAAAGCAAGTAAGAAGAATATAAGTTGCATAATCATTGAGCAACACACCAAACTTAAATAACATTCCAAGTTGTTGAGGACAGCATAGTTTATTATATTCAGTATAATATAGAAGATAAACAACTCTTCTATATAGTACAAATATAAGTTTCTGCTGTAAAACACATAATCAATTAATAACCAAATAATAACACAATGAAAAAACTTATTTATTTATTGTCTTTAGTAATGATAATTACTATGGCAAGTTGTACTGCTGATACAGAATCAGCTAGAATAGATGATACTACTACAAGTAATCCTAAAACATTATATGTAGAATGTAATAAAGTAGCAGATACTATTAAATTAGAAATCTTGAATAGCTCTAATCAAGTTATAGAAACACAAATTGGTTTAAATACATTTAATAAACTATTTACCATTGATAAAGGTGTTAAGTTTAATTTAAGATGTAGAGTTATAAATCAACACTTCGGGGGTAAATACATAATGTATAAAGATTATGGTAATACAATAGTATTACAAGATTCTTATACTAGTTGGTATAACCTATTTGAAGCTAGTAGAGAATATTAATATTAAATATAAACACATGTGTAAGATTGTAATTAACAAAAGTGCTGAAAATCTATTTGAAGCTATTGGTTTAGAAAGTTCAGAAGAAGCTATTAATGAATTTAACAATAAAGCTGCTGCTATTTCTATGAAGATGGCAGACATTATGGTTGGAAAAGCAGAACCTGATAGTTATTCTAGAAATGAAGCTATTGATGATATTCAGAACAAATTCTCTCAAGGAGAGATATTGTTATTAGCTTTAACTTGTATTGAGCAGAGAACTGACAGTGCTCTACAAAGATTAGAGTTTGAACAAATGATGGCAGGTATGCAACAAGAAATAGCAGAGGAAACTCCTGTTGAAGAAAGTGCAGAGTAATAAATGGGACTTAGGTCCCATTTTAAATTATGTTTAACAATTAATAATTAAATCATGTATAGATTTCACATATCATATAAAGACCTTGAGAAGAATGATAAATTCTTAAGAGGTGCTAATGTTATTCTTCAAGAAGATAATATTATAGAAGCATTGCGTACATTTCAAAATGAGTATCATAACACAGAGATTCAAGGAGTCTTAAGATCAATTGTAGAGTAATGCACGAAGAAAATAAATACGAAGTAGCAGAAGTAATTGAAGATAAGGGAACAATAGTACCTGACTTTGATTTAGATAGATTAGCTAAAGACATTGATGATGTCTTTCAAAAGCAATTAGAAAGAAAAATAAGTGAACTTAGATTAGATTCTAATAAATTGTTACATGAAGTTGATGATAAATTAACTGAACAATTTACAGGATTTAAACAAAGAGTTGACTCTATATTTCCTGATATTAAAGAAAGATTAGTAGAGGAAATACAAAGAGGTAGAACTATTATTGTTTTACCTAGTACACAAGAAATTAATGTACAACATATGGATCATCCTGTAACTGAAGGTGCTATTAAATCACTACAGTTACAAAGAAAACTTATGTTAGTAGGTCCAGCAGGAACAGGTAAGACTACAATGGTAGAGAAAATAGCAAAATCATTAGATATTGCATTTTATAAATACTCTTGTTCTAGAGATTCATCTGTACATGATTTATTAGGTTATAAACAACCAACTTCAGAAACATATTTAGAAACAACATTTCTAAATGCTTATGAAAATGGTGGTATATTCCTTGTAGATGAATATGATGCAATGTCTGGAGATATGGCTCTATTCTTTAATGGTGTAGCAGATAATTCTAAATTCATATCTATTCCTCATAGAGATACTAAACCACAAGCAGAGAAACACAAAGACTTTTATTTAGTTATGTGTGGTAATACTTGGGGTAAAGGTTCTACTGATTATTCAGGTAGAGATTTTCAAGATATGGCTCTAATGGATAGATTTAGATTTTGTAGACATCATGTTGGTTATCATCATTTACTTGAAAAAAAGTTTATGAAACATAATTATGAGAGTATATCAAGATTAAGATCTGCATTAGAAAATGTAGGTTCTTATTTATCTACAAGAAATGTAGAAGATATTGCTATTTTAATTGAGTGTGATGTACCATTTACTAATATATTGGATATGGTTCTTCAAGATCTTGCAGAAGATGATAAAAGAAGAATTAAAGATTCATTAAGAAGTGAAAGAGTTACAAAATCAGCACCAGTTCAAAGAGAGGTACAAGAACCACAAAGACCTAATTTTGATCCTACTTTAAATGTTAGAGATGGTCAAGGTAGAATCTTTAAGTTAACAGATTTAATGAAAGCTTATCCAGTTAATCAACCACATAGAATGGAACAATTAAAGACAAGAGATAAAGTTCTACATGGTAGATACTTAGGTATGTTAATGCAACAAAGTATACCTACATCTGGTATGGTAAGTAGTGATTGGGAGGACCATAATGGAGTTATTAGATCAAGTAGCTGGTAATGAAACCAACATTCTTATATAAGACCTTAGAATCAGGTTCTAAACTTATAAGATTTGATAATCTAGGTGATATATATTATTTTGATGAAGAAGAGAATAATCCTAGAGGATTAGGACATAGAGCTTCAGAAGAATACTTTAGAGATAGAAATATCTTAACATCTAGAAAACAGTTAATGATACAGAAAGCTCAAAAAGAGCTTTCTGTTGATAAAGAGTTCTTAGATTTAGTTTATAAAGCTAAATCAGCTAAAAGAGATTTTAAGTTAAATAAATTTGGAGGTAATTTATCTATGCCACATTATGCTGCACAAAATGATAAAGTATTTAAGAAAGGAACACCTGGTGCAAAGAAATCATCTTTGAATATGGCATTCCAAGTAGGTACATTCAGTGGTGGTAATTATGATGAATCTTTTACAAGGATACTAAAGACTATATTAATGTGTCAAGCAATGAATATTAGTGTAAGTATTGATGTATTTGATTCAGATACTAGAGCAATAGGTGGTAGAAATGGTTATGTTATATGTAATGTAGCTAAATCTAATGAAAAGATAAACTTCAGAAATATATTAGCTTCATCTCATTCAGATTTCTTTAGTACTACATTATTTAATGGTTATAGTGCTTCAGGATGTCAAGAACATATTGGTAGATTTCTTCCACAATCTTTAATTGTGAGAGATTTAGGTCCAATGTATGATGTCATTGGAGGTAATATGCTATTAGATGGTATGGAAGATGAACAAAAACAAAAACAAATGGTAAGTAAAATTCTTAAAATAGGTATCAATGGGTCAAGATAACATTACAATAGACAAAACTTATTTTAAGTTACCAGGAGATAATAACTCTGATAGTTCAGGAAACTCTGAAAAGTCTGATAGTTCAAATAACTATATGGATTTCACATCAACACCTAATAAAAAAACTTCAGAACAATTGAGGGAGTTAGATATGATGTCAATGATGGAGGAATTTCAAGAAATTGAGAATAAAAGAAAACAAAAAAAACAAGAACAATCATCACCTGTAGAAGATGAAGAGCTAGATGAAGATCTAGAAGATAATGTACAAAATGGAGATGAGCCATCAGGTGAAGGTTCTTGGCAAAGTGGGAACAATAGTTTAGAGAATGTTCCATCTGAAAGATTTTCAGTAGATAAGAAATTAAGAAATTTCTTCAACTAAAATAAAAATGTCCTTAGATAAAAATAAGAAAGTAATCAGACCCAATAATAGTAAGTCTGATAACAAGCGAAGTAAAGTGCTACAACTTTTACACAAAATATTCATTGCGAAATCAGGAACTGTATCTTATGTATTTCTTTCTGAAAGAATTAGATTTACAAAAGAGAATCCTAATGGTGAGACTTATGCAAATAAGTCTATTATACATAGTGATATCAATCCTTTAATCTTTACAAAAGTAGAGAATGGTAGAACTTACAAGAGAAGTCTTGAAGAAGTAGCTAAAGTGTTAGAAGACACTTGTCATGATTTAGGTGCGAATTATTTTTTAATTGATTAATACATAAAGATATGTCAATAATTATGTTAAAAATGGTAGCTAAAATGATGCCAGTAGAACAACACATTGAGAGATTACAAGAAGAACTATTAATTTATAAAATTACTCCTAATAAAGAGAAAAAGAATAATTTGATGTCTTCTTTAATGATCCTTATGACAGCACTTCAAGATGAAGATAAATCTTTAGAAGATATTATGAAATCTGCTGTAGATGATGAGAGAAAGATGAGTGCTGTGAAGAATATGTTTGATCAAAACACAAACTAATGTCTTATAGAGATATCAAGAGAGAAGTGAAGGAGTCTATTGTAGACTCCTTCTATAACTGTCATATTGATACTCCTGTTATAGTAACCACATTAGCTGGACCAAACTTTGACAGAATTGCTAGTCTAGCTTATCAATCATTAAATCCAATAGAGATTAACTCTTATGAAATTGATCCTGTTATATTTAAACAACAGGAATTTCAATTAGATTGTACTCTATTACCAGAGATTGCAGATATATGTAAGATATATTTTCAAGATATTAATAAATGCTTTGTATCTAACTTTATGGATATAGACCTTATGGGAACAATATTAACCCAAGGTAACACAATAAGACAACTATTAGAACAACAGTCTTATCTAGAAGGAACAAAAGTATTTATTGGTACATTCTCTTTAAGGTTAACAGGAATACAAACAACTCTATCTTATATTAGAAATATAATTGGATTAATTCTCAAATCCACAGTGCACATTGATATGACTCCTAGTTGTGAATTAAAAGCAACAGGTTTACGTCAACCATATAAGTACAATTATAAATCTACTGTAAGTAAAAGAGTTGAAAGTTTAAATGTATATCATTATTTTGACCAAGCAGGACCTATGGTGACATTTCGTATTATATACAAATAATTGTCAAATAAAATTGAACTAAAAACATGACTAAATCTAATTCAAAATTAGCTAGTATTATAGGTGAAAAAAAGCCTAAACAAGAATTAGTAGAAGCTAAAGCTATCCCAAAACCTGATGCTAAGAATCAACAAGGATTACCTGCTTATACACAAGATATGTGGTTAAAATTACTTACAATGTTAAATACATTGAAGTTACAACCACAATATTACAGAACAGAACAGAAGACATTAAAGGAATTACAAGATCTTATTAAGCTTTGTGCTACACAAGATTTGTATTTTACTTGTCAATGTATTGTATATTCTAGATGTCTTGGAGAAGGTATGAGAACTATTTCTCATGCAGCAGCAGTATTTGTAGCTCCTTACATTTCAGGTCAAGAATACTCTAAAAGATTCTATGGACCTTGGGATAAGAAAAAGAAAAGAGGTGGATTAATCTATAGACCTGATGATATGAGTGAAATCATATCAGGATTTGTAGCTTTAAATGGTGAGTATAAAACTACCACTATTACCACAAAAGAAGGTACTTCTACTACTGTAGATATTTCAGGTACTAAGTTAACTAATGCAATGAAGAAAGGTTTTAAAGCTGCTATTGAATCATATGATACATATAGTTTGCTTAAATACAAATCTTCATTAATTGATGTTATTAATTTAGTACATCCAAAACCTTCAGAATCTCAAGCTACTGTTAAAGTAGAAGGAGAAGATGTTTACACTATTGATGCTATTATGAGAGGTATGAATGTACTAGCTGAAACTTGGGAAGTATCTCAAGGTGAAGCAGGTCAGATAGTAGCTAAAGCTGTAAAAGAAGGTAAACTAGATGAAACTGAAGCTAAAGAAGTATTAACTCAAGCTAAAGCTGATAATTGGGCTGAATTGTTAGATAATAACAAATTACCTATACTAGCTTGTCTAAGAAACTTAAGAAACATTCTTATTAACAATCCTACACAGGCTACTGTTGATAAAGTATGTGCATTAGTTTCTAATCCTAAGTTAATACTTGAAGGAAAGATATTTCCTTATCAATTAGATTTATCTAATGAGATTATGCTTACTGAGTTTAATGATGGTAAAGCAAGACAAATATCACAAGCATTAGCTAAAGGATATGAACTAGCTATACCTAATCTTAAAGCTTTATTACCAGGTGATAATGTAATCTATTTAGACCAATCAGGTTCAATGGGTACACCTATTATATTGAGTGGTAAAGATAGAAAGTATGGTAAATCTCAATGTATTGATAAAGCTGCCCTAATTGCTGCTACAATAGCTAAAGCAACTAATGCTGATATTATTGTATTTGGTTCAACTGCTAAATATGTATCTTATAATCCTAATTTAGATGTATTCACATTAGCTAAACAATTATCTTCTGCTCATATGGGTGGAACTAATTTGTCTACAGCTTGGAATGCAGCTCAAAACTCTGGTAAGAAATATGATAGAGTATTTATCTTATCAGATAATGAAGTAAATCAAGGTAGTACATATAATGCTTATACATCTTATTTAAGAGCTGTAGGTAGTCCTTATGTATATTCTGTAGATCTAGCTGCTTATGGTACAAATTGTATTGCAGGTGATAAAGTTAGATATTACTATGGTTATGGATTTAGTATGTTTGATGATATTGCATCATCAGAATTTAATGCTAATTATCATATTGAGAAAGTTAAACAAGTAATTATATAAAAATGGCAGTATTTACAGCAAAGGATAAGATCCAAGAATTAAAAGATAAGAGTGCTAATGCACTATCAATCTTTAGAAAGACAGTCTCTGATTTGAATGGAGTTAATAACTCTATTACATCAGAGATTAAAGACAGAGAGAGTAAAATAGTTGCATTGAAAGATGAATGTACTTCACTTAGTGGAATACAATCAGAAAACACTCAATTTATTACTAAAATTAATGAGTTCTTAGGAACTCCAAATTCTTAAGTTATGTTTATAGATTATAAAGATCAAGAATTAGCTTTTAGATTTAGACACAACACAAATCCTTCTATTGATATCCCAAGAGGTACTGAATGTACTGTTACAGATAGAGAAGGTAATTTTGTAGCTAAATCATTTGCAAAATTACATCCAAAGGATAACTTTGATAAAGCTAAAGGTAGAGAAATTGCCTTTGGAAGAGCTTTACAAGAGTTTGTACCAAAAGAGGATAGATTCCAATTTTGGGAAAAGTATTCTAATTGGAGAACAGAATTTCCTAGAATAGTTCTAGGAACAAAGAAACCAGCTAAAGATAAATTAACAATAGTATGAAAAAAGTAATTTTCTTAGTGCTTTTAAGCATTATGTTTATCTCTTGTAGTGAAAACTACAGTAATGGAGAAAGAGTAGGTTATGTAACCAAGTTTTCTGAAAAGGGACTCTTATTCAAATCACATGAAGGTGAATTAAACTTGTCACAAACAGGTATGAACTCAGCAGGAGTGTTTGAATTTTCCATTGACAATGATAATGTACCAGTAGATGTTGTTAAGAAATTAGATTCAGCTCAGAGGACTGGTGATAGGGTAAAACTTATATATCATGAAACTATAGGTTGGAATTGGTTTGGCAACAGAGGAGATACAAATCACTTTGTAACTACTTGTGAAATACTCACAAATAAGTCTGTTGTGAAAGATACAATTAAGAATTAATAAAAATATTTAAAATATTTAACCTATCTCTTGGTAGGTTAAATATTTTTCTTTAAATTTGCACAGTTGAAATGGAAATAACTATTGATAAGACCTATTTACTTAAACCTCTTATAGTTGATGTGAAAGTAGCTAGTGATGGTAAGTTAAGAGATATATTAACTTTAGTAGGACATATGTATCTATATGGTAGAATAAAAGGTAGATATAGTTATCATAAAATCCTTGATGAAGCAATTGAAGAAGAAACAAAAAGAAGAAAAACAAGGGAGTGACATGGAATTGACTACCTATTATATAGTATATAATTCAGCCTAGAGAGATAACTAGTAAAACTAAGGTGAAATAAGTAAATGGAAAAGATTCAAAACAAATCGAAGCTAACATGACTGTAGTACATAACATCTTAAATGGTGGTGTATCAGTTAAATCAACTCAAAGAGTAGAAATGGCATTAGCAGCATAAAACTTATAGGTTAGTAAGTTCCTTAATACTTACAAAGCATACAAAAATATCTAACTTAAAGATATAAAAGAAAAGTAAGCTGTAAAAAATTATATATCTTGAAGTATGTAACACGGGAGTTCGAGTCTCCCCACTTCCACAATATAATACAATAGGGTAGTTATAGTAAACTTACTTCGTGAAATTGGTATACACATTTGTCTTAAGAACAAACTTTTGCTGGTTCAAGTCCAGCAGTAATAAATGTTTACTAACTTTCTCCCTATAAATGGTCTATAGGTCAAATGGTTAAGATATCCCACTGTCTCTGGGTATGGAAAGGGTTCGACTCCCTTATAGACTGCAAATAAGAATAGTAATAATTAACTTACTTCGTGCTTTTTGGAAAGCATTTCACTTTTAATGAAACAATCAGGTTCAAATCCTGCGGGAGAGATCCCACTAGTTAATTAAATTTCTTTCTTATTATTTGCCAAATTAACACAATGGTAGTGTACTGCATTTGTAACGCAGAGGTTATAAGTTCGAATCTTATATTTGGCTCAATGTGTTCATTGATTTATTGGTTATAATAGCTCTATAGCTCATTAGGATAGAGCAACAGATTTCTAATCTGTGGGTGGTAGGTTCGAATCCTACTAGGGCTACTACAAGAGTGGTAAAAAATAGGTTACTTCGCAAAAATTCTATGAGAGTTCTTCTCATAAAACTTGATACTAATGGTATCTTACTAAACACTATGAAAATTAGACAGTTAAATGGGGTAAATTTAAACAAACGAAATTTAACAAACTTTTACTAATTTAGTTATAAATTGGAACCTTTATTGGAAGGATAAACCAATAACCCTATTTTTAATTTCCCTCTTTTTAAGGACTGATAGCCTAGAGGTCAGGCAGCAGACTGTTAATCTGCCCAAAGGAGCAATCCCTACATTGGTTCGAATCCAATTCAGTCTTCAAAGGAATAGTAATATAAGAGTTACTTCGTAAGCTATACAAAAAATAAACTCTTATAATTTTCTTTCCTAAATGGTCTTTTAGCTCAATTGGTTAGAGCAGTCCCCTCATAAGGGAAAGGTTCCAGGTTCAAGTCCTGGGAGGACCACAAATAGTATACTAAAAACAGCACTACAACAGTAATTTATATAGAGTGTGATTGTTTACTGATGTACTATTTATTTACCTTGTTTGCATAATGGAAGTGCCATTGTTTTACATGCAATAGGAGGTAGTTCGATTCTACCACAAGGTACAAACGCATCGTAGCTTATGGAAGCAACAGGTCTCCAAAACCTTGTATGGAGTAGGTTCGATTCCTACACTTTGTGCAAAAGGGTCTCTGGTGTAACTGGTGTGCACGCTAGTCTGAAGAACTAGAGGATAAGGTTCGAGTCCTCGGGCTTCCACAAATAAATTAAAGTTATGGGTTACAAAGATGAAAATATAAAACACAGAGTAGGTGTATTAACACCTAAGAAAGGTTTTAAATGTCCTAAATGTGGGGATGATAAGATCTATACAAAAGCAAGCCTTGTTGTATGTCCTTCTTGTAAGAAGATAGTTGAAGGTAAAGATTTAAAATAAAATATATTGTGGAGTGGACTGGAAGTGGTGCCAGCTCAGTCTCATAAGCTGAATTATGTGAGTTCGAGTCTCACCTCCGCAACAAAGAAGAGTAGTAAAAAGAAAGTTACTTCTATGTGGCAGACGTAGTATAGGTTCAAATCCTGTCATACTCCCTAAAGTAATACAAATGGAGTATGTAGTGTAATTGGTTAGCACACGAAAATTACTTTCTTTATTTTCTCTCTTTAATTCTAGAAACGAAGCTAGGTTTCATGCCACACTTGGACTGTGGAGTACGCAAGTTCGAATCTTGCTTTCTAGACTAATTTAAAACTAAACTATCATGTCAAAATCAGAAACATCAAGTAAAGGTATAGGTTTTGGAGGATTATTAACAGTACTATTTATTGGTTTGAAACTTACAAATCATATTGCATGGTCTTGGTGGTGGGTATTATCTCCACTATGGTTACCTGCTGTAATAGTATTAGGAATAGTCTTAATTGCTTTAATTTTTAAAGCTGTATTAACTTAATACATTCCCCTGAAGCTTTAAGGTGAAGCACATCACTTTTAATGATGGGAAGTTGGGTCAGTACCACCCAGGGGAACAATTGCAAGAGTGGCTTAATAACGAACTGGTATAGTAAGTAGTTTTAGAAACTACTAGCTTTGTGGGTTCAACTCCCACCTCTTGTACAACAATGCCTTCATGGTGGAATGGTAGACACGAGGGACTTAAAATCCCTTCCTCAGAAATGGGGGGTGCAAGTTCGAGTCTTGCTGGAGGTACAAGTATTGCAAAGATACTGATTAAAAACCTGTTCCCTGTCCTCATAACAGCTATAAGGCAGCTAGGAGTTGAATGTACATTCGGGGTTATAAAAAGTACAAGGGTAAGTTAGGGTTCTTACCAAATTTGGAGAGGTGTCAGAGATGGATTATTGTATCACTCTTGAAAAGTGATGGGTGTAACAGCCCCCTGGGTTCGAATCCCAGTCTCTCCTCAACATCCTGTACCCTTGAATCTTTGCTTTATATGTGGATAAAGCTCCCTGTATAAACATAAAAAGAGTAAACTCGTGAGCAAGTAATATTGTGGCAAACAGGATTAACTTGTGGCAAGCAGGTACTGGACCTGAAATAAAAGGGTAATAGAATAAGGTCCAAATAGAGAGGTGGCAGAGTGGTTTATTGCACAGTCCTGCTAAGACTGCGGGTGTAAAAGCTCCAAGAGTTCGAATCTCTTATTCTGCACATTTTTGCTGCGTTAGTGAAGGGGTTAACACGTATCACTTTCTATGATAAGGCATGAGTTCGAATCTCATACGCAGTACAATAACAGTAGTAAATGAAAGGTTACTTCGTAAATTTATGGTATTTAACAACACAAACTTTTCAAATCTTCTCTGTTATCTTGGGCTTGGAGCATGACTGGATATGCACTACACTTGCACTGTAGATTATGTGGGTTCGAATCCCATCAGGTCCACAAATTAAAACAATAATATTATGACTAAAAAATTATGCGTACAACTTGGATTAAGAGAAAAAGTTGAGACAAATTTCAAGAATATGCTTGATGATATGTTCAAGAAATTTAAGAACAATCAAGGAATATTCTTTGGAGAAAGAAAAACTTATCAAGCCTTAGATGGTTTTGCTGATGAACCTACTAAAAGAGGTTTCACTAATGTACAGTCTACTGTAGGAGAGCAATTAGCTTGGATGGAAGAACACACTAAAGACTTTATGGATGTAATCTTTAGTATTGAGAAAACAAATGCTTCAGGAGTAGTTGTAGCTGAACTAGTAGTAGATGGAGAATCTTGGGGAACTTATAGCTCATTAGAGTTACTTAGATTAAAAACTACATTAGATAATTCTAAATATAAAGAATTATACAAAGAAATTCCTATTAGACCACAAACAGAGTTATGGGCATTATCTGATGATGAAGCTTTTACAGGTAAATTAGTGTATGAAACTCCTATTGATGAAGGTTATTCTAAAACTACAGTTAAGGAATCTTATATCTTACCTGATTTACAACAAGGAAGACCTCCACAAGTTGCGGAGAAATCTAATCAAGTAAATATTGGTAAATATACCACTCAAAGATTTACTGGTGCTATTTCACTACAAGAAAGAGCAGTAATGCAAAGAAAATATGACACTTTATATAAAGCTGTTATAGAAGCATTAGAAAATGCAAACAATGTTGATTCATTAGAATCAGATTTAGGTACAAAAATTATGAAATATCTTCATAATTAAAAAATAAAGACTCTAGCTTTAGCATTAGATTTAGCACTTTGATAGCATTCGTTAGAATAAGTGTTGTGAGTCAAGCTTTAGTGTGAGCAATGTAGAAAGCCAATAGACTATATATTTCCATGTCAGGGGTTCAAATCCCCTACAGTCCTCTAATTAAAAGATAGCACAGGGACTGTTAGTTCAGTGGTAGAACAGGAATTTTAAGCTTAAAATCTATTGAATGTGAGTAAACACAAAAACCTCCACAACGAAGGATATTGACCTGTGGAGGTTATATATGGGAGTATGCCAAACTGGAAGAGCAGTTTTAAGCTATCAAAAATGTGTAGTAGTTCGAATCTACTCTCCCATACGGATGTTTCCTTGTAGCTTATAGAAAAGAAACAAGGTGGTGGAGTCAAACTGTAAATCAGTCAGACCTAAAGTAGTTTCCCTCTCTCTACTTTAAAAAAAGGGGTCAATCTCTAATAGTGTAATGGTAACACACAACACTTTGACTGTTGTATTCTTAGTTCGAGTCTAGGTTAGAGAACAAAAAACTTAATATTGTATCCTGTTTTAGATACGTACAGTATTATTACATTGATTTACGTATTGCCTGGTGTTGTACAACACATTATTGAAGGGCTATGTGTAGTAAGTGAACTCTATTAAGTTTTTATAGGTATTTAATATAATGAAGAATTGAAAGTTATATTACTACCTTTTTTACATGGTGATTGTAGCTGAATTGGTAAAGCTCCTGATTGTGGTTCAGAGGATTGTGGGTTCGAGTCCCACCTTTCACACTATTTATAAATCACTTGCTTGAAGATAAACAATAAGTAAGGGGAAATGATACCCATTAACTAAAATGATTATACTTATAAACTGTACTAGCAGTTGTGTTTATTGTAAAGGTATATTATTACAGGATATGTTAAAAACAGAGTAATTACTGTTATAGAGTTAAATTCTTTATTGAGGAGATACCTTTAGACATTATAATATATTCCACTAGAATTTGGACAAGTGATTTTTTATTTTGGTTGTTTCAAAGATATTTATTATCTTTACATCAGGTTTTAGTATCTTACTATCTAATAATACTAGGAGTATGAAGAAGTAAATCTGAAGCCTATATTTGTTTCTATGGGAAAATGGTTAATCCACAGGTCTGCAAAACCTTGAGGTACTAGTTCGAATCTAGTTAGAAACTCTAAACTATTTTCTAGACATTGATAGTTTTATATTTAAGTTTTAAGTCTGTACAGAAATGTACAGACTTTTTTGTTTAATCTAATTTTAATTTATATGAATCCAGAAGAAGATATTAAAGAATTTGAATGCCAAGAATGTGGTGCACCTATGGAGAAAGATAAGACTTATTGCTCTGATGATTGTTTCAAAGCAAGTCAACTATAAATAAATATTAGCTAATTTGATATATGAACAACAGCATGGGATGTAGCTTATTTCTATCAAATAGTTTAAATTATAAAATAACTTTTGACAAACACTGGGTGTTATTTATTAGGAAGATATTGGTATATTATAACAACACAGATTGTGAGGAATTATTGATAATTAGCTAGATTTATATTAATTTAAAAACTTAAAAAATGGGAAAACCTAAATCAATAAATAGAAAGATCAAAAGAGGGCATATTCAAGTACCTAAACTAAAGTTTGAAGAATATATAGATGGATATTATACTGACCCTATTTTAGGAGGTATAAACCCTATATGGAAGAAAAGAATTGTTTTTAATTAGTATATCACTTCCCACAAGTCATATTGCATAGTTTCTATTAGAAACTGATTGTATTTACAATCACACAACATATCGTAGTTTCTAATAGTATTCTTTGGAAACCCTTGTATTAAATTGTGAAGCCCTCTAGGCTTTCTTTTTTCTTACAAGGGTTTCCTTTTATTATTGTGTTACCTTAAATAAGACTTAAGTCTATGCAGTACACAGTTTTTGATATAGAGACAGATGGATTATTGGATTCAGTCACCAAAATACACTGTTTGTCCTATAGAACTTTTATCAATGGGGAAGAGATAGAAAAAGGTTCAATAACAGATTATAATGAAATTATAGATTTCATTACAAACCAAGAGATTTTAGTTGGTCATAATATTGTAAGATATGATATACCTGTATTAGAGAAGATACTAGATATTCATATTAAAGCTAGACTTATAGATACTTTAGCTTTATCATGGTATTTATACCCAACAAGAATCAAACATGGTTTAGAAAATTGGGGTGAAGAATTAGGTGTTAAAAAGCCTATCATTTTAGATTGGAATAACTTACATATAAATGATTACATACACAGATGTAATAGTGATGTTGAGATAAATTATCTCCTATTTCACAAACAAATGTCTTATTTAATTATATTATATGAAGGTAATCCAGATAAAGTAAACAACCTTATAAACTATTTAGTATACAAATTAGATTGTGCAAGAGAACAGGAAGAAGTTGGATGTAAGATAGATAGGGAATTAGTAGTTACAAGTTTAGAACAACTTAATATTTTAAAAAAAGAAAAAGTAGATGCTCTTAGTGAAGCAATGCCTAAGAATATAAAATTTAAGGAAACTACTAAACCTAAAAAACTTAATAAAAAAGATGGTTCTCTATCCAGTGCAGGTATTAAATGGTATGAATTACTAGATAGCCACAATCTAGATCCTGAGTATAGTGAGACTGTATTTAGTGTCATATCAGAAGAGCCAGGAAATCCTGCAAGTTCTATACAATTAAAAGATTGGTTAAACTCTTTAGGGTGGGTGCCAAGAACATTTGAGTATAGAAAGAATACATTAGGTGAGGTCAATGCAGTTCCACAAATATATGTGGATGATGCTGTATGTAATTCTATAAAGGATTTATATCCTATAGAACCTTCATTAGAGAATTTAGATATGTTATCCTTGATTAATCATAGGATAGGTATATTTGAATCTTTCTTAAGTTCTATGAACTCAGAAGATTATGTAAGAGCTGAAATAGCTGGATTTACTAATACTCTAAGATTCAAACATAAGAAGCCTATAGTTAATTTACCTAAAGTATTTAAGTTCTATGGAGAGCAAATTAGAGGTTCTATTATATCTCCTACTTATGCACATTTATTATGTGGTTCAGATATGTCTTCATTAGAAGATAGTACTAAACAACATTATATGTATTTCTTTGACCCTGAATATGTAATACAAATGAGAATACCAGGATTTGATCCTCATTTAGATATTGCAGTATTATCAGGTATGTTAACTCCTGAACAAGTAGAACAACATAAAAAGAAAGAAGTAGATTACTCTCAAATTAGAAATAAAGCTAAAACTGTAAACTTTGCTGGAGTTTATGGAGCAGGACCACCTAAAATAGCACAATCTACAGGTATGCCTTTGGAACAGGCTCAAAAACTACACAAAACTTATTGGGAAAGAAATAAAGCTGTTAAGCAAGTAGCTAGTACAGTTAAAACTAAAACCACTAAAGTAGATGGTGTAGAACAAATGTGGTTACTTAATCCTGTATCAGGATTTTGGTATTCACTAAGGTATGAGAAAGATAAGTTTAGTACTTTGAATCAAGGTACAGGAGTGTACTGCTTTGACTTATGGGTTAAAGAAGTTAGGTCAAGAGGTATTAAGTTGATGTTACAGTATCATGATGAGATTGCATTTCCATTACTAAAAGTAAGGAAAGATGAAATTGAAAAGATACTCTTAGAGTCTATAGAAGCTGTTAATAATATAGTTAAACTAAATGTCCCACTTGGAGTAAGTGTGGATTTTGGTGATAATTATGCTAAAATACACTAATATGGAAGATAAGTCAATTATACAACAACAGATAGTAAACTCTTTACCTAATCCTTGTCATGGATTATTAAACTTAGCTCCTAGAGTTGGTAAAACTAAAATTGGTATAGATATTATCAAGAAAGAAAAACCTAAAAAGATATTATGGGTAACACCTAATACTAAATTAAGAGATATAGACATTCCTGCTGAATTTAAGCAATGGAAAGCTGTTAGTTATTTAAGAAAAACAGATATTATATGTTATGCTTCTTTAGCAGAACATAAAGGTAAGTATGACTTGGTTATACTTGATGAGTATCAAGATTTAACACCTGCAAATAGTGAACCTTTATTTAATAGAAATATTAGATATAACACTATTATAGGTTTATCAGGTACTCATCCTAATCATAAAGAAAAGCATGATTTATATAATAGATTGAACTTAAGTATACTAACTAGTATGACTATTGATGAAGCAGTAGATAGTGGTCTTATAGCTCCTTATAGTATTAAAATAATAGAGTTAAGGTTAGATAATAAAGATAAGTATATTAAAGGAGGTAGTGTAGCTAAACCTTTTCTTCAAACAGAAGAAAGTAGATACATATACCTTAGTAGACTTATCAATATTAAACAATTCTCAGGACAATTAGTTCCAAAGTTTTTTTATCTAAATAGAATGAGGTTTATATATAATCTCAAATCAAAACAAGAATTTGCTAAGAAGTTTGTGGCTGGACTTCAAGGAAGAACTCTTGTTTTCACAGGTAGTATCTCTCAAGCAGAAGAATTATCTGAACATACTTATCATTCTAAAACAGATGATAAGAAATTAAATCTATTCCTAAAAGGTGATATAGATACATTAGCTTGTGTAAATGCAGGTGGTGTTGGTTTTACCTATAGAGATGTAGATAATTTTGTTATAGTTCAAGTTAACTCTGATGGTAAAGGAGATGCTACACAAAAAATAGCTAGAAGTCTTGTTCTACAAGACAACTATAAAGCTAATATCTTTATACTATGTGTAATTAATACTGTTGATGAAGATTGGAAAAATAAAGTGTTGAAGAATTTTAACACTGAAAATGTAGAACACATAAGTTATAAAAATTATGAGTAGAAAGAAGATAACATTGGATTTTAACCCAGAGATTAAAGAGATATTTAATTCAAATTCTATTTCACTACATGATGGATTAAGTTATTTACTATGTTTATATTATGGTACAGACCCAAGTTTTATTCCTAAAGAGCTAGAAAGGAAAGTCCTAGCAACCAATATAGTCACAAAAGACTATAGTAATGATCAAGTAAAATGGAATAAGAGTCTGTTTGAAGAAACAGAAATTGGGTTTGAATGGATTGGAGAATGGATGGACTTATTTAAAGATAAGAATCCTGAAAGAAGAGGTATCAAAGCTGATGTATTAAAAAGAATGAAAAAGTTCTTTGTTAATAATCCTTCTATTAGAAGAGAACAAGTCTTTGATGCTACTCAAATGTACCTAAGAACAGTAGATAACCCTATTTATTGTAAAAAGTCTCACAAATTCATTTATGAACTAGATGGTAGTTCTATGTTATTAGATTATGTAGAAAGAATCCCTACAAATAGGATTAGTGTTCAACAAAAATATGATGATGTAATATAATGAATTTCATAGATATTTATAGTGAAATAGCACAGAATAAAGAAAATCATAATCAAGGTTACTTTAATTGTATTCCCTTTATGGGTATGGAGAGATTAGAAAGGTTAATACCTGGTATAGAACAAGATACTTACTACTTATTAACAGCTTCATCAGGAGTTGGTAAATCAAAGTTAGCAAGATATTTATTTATACATAATCCTTATCAATACATTAAAACTCATCCTGAAAGTGATATTCAGTTAACCATAAAATATTTCAGTTTAGAAGAATCTAAGAAGAAAATTATATTAGCTGAAATTTCTAAATATCTGTTTACAAAATATGGTTTAGTGTATTCTGTAAAACAATTACAATCTAGAGGTAGGTATAATACCATAGATGTAGAAACTTTAGAAAAGATTAAAGAAGCAGAAGTTTATGTAGATGAATTTTTAAAGACTGTAGACATTGTAGACAGTATAAGAAATCCTACAGGTATTTATAAGTATGTTAGAGATTTTGCTTTAACAATAGGAACTTACTATGATAAGAATGGTATACCCTTAACTCCAGAAGAAGTTGAAAGAGTTAAAGCTGCTAAAGAAGGTGATCAGACTTATAAAAAGATTTCATATTATAAAAAGCATAATCCAAAACATTATGTTATAATACTAACTGACCATATTTCTTTACTGCAACCCGAAGCAGGTCTTACTCAATGGCAAACTATGGCTAAATACAGCTCAGATTATTGTTTACATATGAGAGATAAGTTTGGATTTATTCCTGTAAATGTACAACAACAAGCTTCTGCAAAGGAACAAGTTGAGTATAATTATAAAGGTAAATCTATAGATGAAAAGTTAGAGCCTAGTTTAGATGGATTAGGTGATAATAAAACTACTCAAAGAGATGCTAATGTAGTATTAGGTCTTTTTGCTCCTGATAGATACAGTATAACAGAACACAATGGTTATGATGTAGGTTTCTTTAAGGATAAGTATAGATCTTTAAACTTATTAAAAGATAGAGATGGAGTTTCTAACAAAAAATTACCATTGTTTTTCAATGGTGCAGTAGATTTTTTCAAGGAATTACCTAGAGCAGAAGATGGTGTAGGTCTTGGAAAAGTTTATGAATATATAAATCAACTAAATCAACTAAATCAATTAAGTTAAAATGGCAAATGCAATTGCAATTGTGGGAGATACAGGAACTGGTAAATCAAGTTCTATAATGCCAGATGAATCAATAGGAGTATTAGGATTAGATCCTAAAGAAACCTTTATTATCAATATAAAGGATAAACCACTTCCTATGAGAGGATATCAGAGACATTATATACCTATACCAACTGGAGCACCTCCTACAACAGGAAATTATTTCGCATCAACAGATGCACAAGCTATTATTAAAGTAATGTATTACATTGGTACAAGTAGACCTGATATCAGGAATATTGTATTAGATGATGCACAATATATTATGTCTGAAGAGTTCATGGCTAATGCCTTGAAAGCTGGATATGATAAATTTAATAAAATGGCTAAGAACATGTATGATGTTATTAATACAGGTTTATCTCTACCAAGAGAAAAGAACTTTATATTATTAACACATTCAGAAGAAAGTGAAGGTAAAACAGATATTAAAACATTGGGTAAAATGTTAAGTGACAAAGTTAACTTAGCAGGTTTATTTACAGTTGTATTATATACAAATGTAAAGACTAATTCTCAAGGTTCTACATATAGTTTTATTACTAATCAACATATTGATGAGAGAGGTACATATATTATGGCTAAATCTCCTAGAGGTATGTTTCCAGAGAAACTTATTCCTAATGATATGGGATATGTTTTAAAACAAATAGAAGAATATAATCAAGGATAAAATGGCAGATGTAAAAATTGTACCTAGTGTACTAAAACAACAAGTAGAAGAAGGTTGGAAATTAAAACCTCTAGCTGAACATTATGGTCTTCCTGTAGCACAAATGAAGAAAGCTCTACAAGCTTTAGATTTGACTATTAGAAAATTCCACTTACCAAAGTTTGAATTTGTAAATGAAGATCAAGAAGAAGTACAAGTTATTGAAGATATTAATGATACAGTAGTATTAGAAGTTGAAGAAGTAGTTGTACAAGAACCAGTAGTTGAAACACCAGAACAACCAACTGTAGAATCAGTAACTGCGGGAGCAGAAACTGCATGGTAATAATTAATTAAAATTTTATATATGTACGGATACACAGATTCAAATGATGTAGCACCTGGAAAATCAGGTGGAAGATTTGGTTTAAACACAGGAGCTTTTGTAACTAAATTTGAGTATAACTCAAATGCTGGAGCAGCTGGAGCAGCAGGTGATGCTATTGACTTAACAGTACAAGTAGGAGAGAAAGAATTTAGACATAGATTCTTCCCAGTTACTAAAGTCTTTGCAAAAAATAATGGAGGAGAAATTACAGACACTAATTCTGTAGAGTATAAAGAGGAACAAAAGAAAGTACTTGATGTATTTAGTGCAGTATTATCTGATGTTGTTAAATGTTTTGTTGATGAGGAAACTCTTAAAGCAGCTTTAGCAACTCCAATTCCTACTTTTAAAGCTTATGCTGAAATATTACAAAGATTAGTACAAAGTACACCTAATTGGCAAAAAGTACCAGTTGATGTGTTTTTACAATATCAATATAAACCATCAGGTGAGAATGATAGAAGTTATTTAGAATTACCTAAATATGCTAAAACATACCACGGATTGTTTATTACTAAGTCTTTAGGACAAGGTTTTATTGAAGATAAAACTCCTACTCACTTAAGATATGCAACAGCAGAAGGATTAGAACACCCTTTCAAAAGAGGTGAGTGGTTTATGGGTTCTGATTTTGCTAAACAAACTTTTGTAGGTAATGCAACACCAACAGGTGCTCCAGCAATGTCTACAGCAGGTGAAACAGCTTGGTAAGAAAGTAGAATATGTATGGTTATAATGAATATGTACCTTTAAGTACAGAAGAAATTTTAAAAAGAGTTTCTCAAGAAGACATATTTAAAATAGTCATAGAAAAAAAGATCATCTTAGATAAGGGTGCTTTGTATAAAGCCCCTTATAGGGATGATAACAATGGAGATTGTTATTTTGAGTATTTTGAGAATAAGTTACTCTTTATAGATTTTGGAGATCCTGATAACTTAAAAGCTAGTAGTGATTGTTTTTATTTTATAAAGAAATGTTTCAAATTAAATAATCTATATGAAGTATGCTTACACATTAATAATCATTTTAAACTTGGACTAGGTGATAGTTCAGGTGCTGCAAAGCAAATTAATGTAGAAAATAGCATACCAGTAGAAGAGAGTTTTTATAAGAACATTAAAAGGAATAGAACTATCACCTATACTCCAAGAGTATTTGACAGCAAAGATAAGAAATTTTGGAGTAAATATGGTATTACCAAACAAAATCTTATTGATGATAAAGTTATTCCTATAACTTTATATAGAGCTTTTTCTAAGAAAGGAGAACCTTTTATAATAAAACCTTTTGATGAATTATATGCTTATACAGATTTTTCAGATAATAGAGTAAAAATATATAGACCATACTCACCAGATAAGCAAGGTAAGTGGTTTACAAATTGTAACCAAGATGATATAGGTTGTATAGATTTTTTACCATTATCAGGAGATTTGTTAGTTATAACTAAAAGTTATAAAGATTGTAGAGTATTAAGAAACCAAGGACTTAACTGTATATGGTTTCAAAATGAAGGTATGATACCTAATAGCTCTATAATAAAAATGCTGTGTAAAAGATTTACAAGAATAGTAGTATGGTTTGATAATGACCAAGTAGGTTTAGCTAAAGGTAGAATGGTAAAGGATTATATAAATTCAATATATCCAAACAAAGCTACTACTCTTACATTACCACCAATATTACTATTAGAAGATATTAAAGATCCATCTGATTACACAGCAGCTTTTGGGACTGAGGAGCTAAACAAATTTTTAAAACAAAATAAATTATTATGAATCCAAAAGAAAAAATACATTCTTCGTGGCTACCATTAATAGATAGTATTATAGAAGCAGATAATATGTTAAAAGAATTAAATACCTCAGTATTACCTAATGTAAGGTATTACCCTGAAGTACAAGATATTTTTAATGTATTTCAGATGCCTGTAGAGGATATAAAAGTAGTAATACTAGGTCAAGATCCTTATCCAAATGAAGGTCAAGCTATAGGTTATGCTTTTGCAGTATCAGAAGAAACAACTATACCAGCATCCTTAAGAATAATACAAAGAGAAGTAGGTCATAATATTGACAAAACACTTCAATCTTGGAGAGAGCAAGGTGTATTTCTTTTAAATACAGCTCTAACAGTAGAAGCTAAAAATGCAGGTAGTCATTTACAGTATTGGGAGAACTTTACCCAAAAAGTTTTAGAATTTATTTCTAAAACAAACCCTTGTATATGGTTATTGTGGGGTAAAAAAGCACAAGTATACAAGTCTTTCTTGGAGAGTCCTACTGTACAGGTAACTAGTATTAAAACAGTACCTACATTAGGAACAAAAATGAACCACATATTAGTAGCAGCACATCCTGCTGCTGAAACATATAGTGGAGGAACAGCAGGGTTTCTTGGCTGCAATCACTTTAATATAGTGAATGAAATATTAAGAAACACAAACAAAAGTACAATTAATTGGTAAATTTAAAAAAATAAATATCATGGCAACAGTAGTAGCAAAACCAACTTATTTAGAATTAATTTCTAAAGATGAAAAATCAGTAAAAGTAGAAGCTTTAAAATTAAAAGCACAAGAAGCTGGATTAGAAGTAACTAGAGAAATCTTTAACATCAAAACAAGAATCTCTAACAAAAACAATGAATTAGTATCTGCTCAAAGAGCTATGCCTTATTCAGTAGCTAAAGAATATGCAATCACTAAAGAAGTTGCTGAATTACAAGCACAATTAGAGTTTGTTCAAGCTATCAAAGAAGAAAGATTCAGTGATGCTGCAATCTAAGAAGTAATTAATTATTAAGTATATATACAATGAGAAAGATTAAAATTTATTCTACAGTAGGAGTTTCAGGTACAATTGAAACTGATGTTAGAACATTAGCAGAGTTAAAACCTTTGTTAAGACAAAGAGAGATTAACTATGATGGTATGAGATTACTTGTAGGAGATACAAGAAATGAATTATCTATAGATGAAGCTCAACTTCCTGAAACTGATTTCAAACTTTATTTAATGCCAGAGAAAACAAAATCTGGTGGTAATAAAGAAGATATTTTAAATGAAATATCAGAAACATTTTCAGATTTAGCTGATGCTTTTTCAAGATTAGCTGATGCAGAGAGTGATGAACCTTCAACACAAGCTTATTCTTCTCCAAGTGCAACAAAAGCAGTGACTTTTGAAGACATGGAAGCAATGGAGGATATTAAAAGATTGAATGGTGGGTTCTAATGAAAATAAGAACTATTAAAATTAAGAGAGCTTATTAAGCTCTCTTTTTTCTTATATTACTTACAATGAATAGAATAGAAAAGGTAGAAAACAGTTTAAAATCCAAAGGAACAATAAGAAACTTTGGTTTCATATTAAAACAATATGAAAAAGGTAGGTTGTATATAGGAGGTAATAAAGTTAATTCTAAAAGAAAATTTGAACAATTTAGGCTACTAGTTAGATTACTAAATGAAGTATATGAAGGTAAATGGGATATAGACTTTAAGATCACTCAGTTAGATGAATCTAAATTAGGTCTTAATGTATTAGGTCCAATCATACATTTTCCTGAAGTAACTATAACTAATAGAGATAATAAGTCACATAATATTAAAGACTTATTTGTTAGAATATCAATGGCTACTCATAATAGTAATCTTTATATAGCAGAAATACAAGGAGGTAGAACTACTTATACTTATGCAGAAGTATCTTCAGATTATTCACATAGTCATTTGCCTGGAACTCATATAAGTAGTGGGAGACCATTACCATATTTTAATAGATTTTGTACAGGTTCAGGTCATATAAATGATTTTATAGCTGAGATAAATGCAGGAGAAGTTACAGAAACTAACTTAACAAGATTGCTTGTTCAAATAATAGGATTAGTTAGTTATGAATCTATAGAAGGAACTCCACATAGAAATATGAGAAACATTTTTATAAGAACACAAAGTGGAAGACATTATAGTCATTCTATACAAAGAAACTTAGAGTTATATAGAAGATTAATAGGTTATTATAAAGTTTATGATGGACCTATACCTTTAGAATTTATACTAGAGAATGGTAAATATAAATTAAAAGATGATACTTCATTTGAATCTTTCTTACAAACTATAGAATTTACAGAATCTGAAAAAGGTTATTATCTAGCTTTAATAGATGAAACAGGACAAGCATATGCTTATGGACAACCTCCAGGTTATGCAGATTTAAGATTACCAGTAGGACAAACTTTCATATTTAGAAATGAAGTTAAAACATTAGTTGTAACTAATCCTCCTACACAGATAACAAACATTGAATATAAAATACATCCTAAAGTAAAAGAGGATATTAAAAAAGAAATTGAATATGATATCAACAAAAAGTCAGTTAGAAAGAGTACAATTGACAGATACTCAAATTAAGGTAATAATGCCTGAAAGAATCCTACATCAAATACAATATTTATGTAGAGATATAGCTAAAGTAGAATGGTCAGGTATATTATTCTATAGTATAGAAGGTTCTATTAAAGATCCAGCAAATATGGTAATTACATTAGAAGATATTTTACCTATGCACAAAGGAACATCAACTTTTACTGAATATAGTTTTGATGAAAGAGTTGTAGAGCATATGATGGATAATGAACATTTAGAAGATTGTAAAATAGGACATATCCATTCACATAATACAATGGGAGTATTCTTCTCAGGTACAGATTGGTCTGAATTAGAAGATAATGCACCTAATCATAATATCTATCTTTCATTGATTGTAAATAACTTTATGGATTTTTGTGCTAAAGTATGTTTTATAGCAGAAACAGAAGAAACTAAAGAGTTTAATTTCCAAGCTAAAGATGAAAATGGAGGTAAGTATGTTTATAAAACAGAAAACTTTGAAGTTAAAACTAAAAAATTAGTAACTTATGATTGTGCTATTAGTTCTCCTAAAAATGATATTAGTGTAGATGATAACTTTAAAGAAAAAGTAGCTGCTATTATAGCAAAAGCTGAAATTAAAGTTGCACCTGCTACTACTTACTACACAGGAGCTAAAGATAAAGGTATGGATGCTTGGGATTCTAGAAGTTTCAATGATATACCTGCTACTAAAGGTGGTTGGAGTAGAAATCAACAACAAGCTCATAACAATAAAAAACCTTCTTGGGATTGGAGAGATCAATTAAGAGATTTGACTAAACCTACAGAAAAGAAATTACCTATACAAGGTATGATGATATCTGAAGCAGCTTATGATGAAGTACTTGAAGACTTTTGTTTGTTTGTATTAAATACAGGTAATAGTACAGAAGACTTTGCTGATATAGAAGATGTAGTTGAGTTTTATGCAAAAAGAAATGTAACTCCTAATGCTTTAGCTAAAAATGTTTTAGAGAAATATGTGGATGTTTACAAAAAATATTTTGATAAATTACCTTCAGTAGAAAATCCTAAAACAATTGTATCTATAGCTGAATCTGTTATAGAGTTATTACAACATGAAGCAGATACAAGTACTATGATAGGTTTAGAGAACATGCTAAAACCTACAATTGATGGTTTAACAAGAATGTGTGTAGAAATAGAGAATTATGAATTATTTACAAGTATTTAATTATGACAGAAACACAATCAAGTAGATTTAAAGATGCACCTTGGTTTCCTAAAGAAGACACTTATGTAGTTATAGGTGGTGCTGGTGGAATAGGTTCTTGGTTAACTGTTCTTTTATCAAGAGCAGGTTATTTACCTATCATATATGACTTTGATACAATTGAAGAGCATAATATGGGAGGACAACTATTTCCTAAAAGGCTTATAGGTAAAACTAAAGTAGAAGCTTTAAAAGAAATTACTAAAGACTTCACTGATACTGAAATTACAGCTAATAATGAGAGATATGATGTAAATACTATGTCACATCATTATGTATTCTCTGCATTTGACAATATGCAAGCTAGAAAAGATATGTTTGAAGCTTGGTGTAATTATGTAAGACAATGGCTAATAGATGTAGAAAAAGTAAAATCAGATAGTGGAGAGACTTTTGATGAAGCTTATATATCTAATGAACCTGTCTTTATTGATGGTAGACTTACTATGGAACAATTACAAATATTCTGTGTAACTCCTGATAAGATAGCTCAATATAAAGAACATATCTTTGATGATAAGGAAGTACCAGATGCACCTTGTACATTAAAACAAACCTCTCATAGTGCATCTATGATAGCATCACATATGACAGCATTTTTTACTAATCATATGGCTAATAATGCAGTAGGGGAAAAAGATAGAGCATTACCATTTATGTGGGAATACTTTATACCAATTAACTACATAAACGAACAATAAAATGGTTTTAAATAATATAATATCTTTTAACTTACCACAAATGAGAAACAGCAATGGTAGTTATGTGAATGGTTTTAGACCAGAAGATTTTAGAACTGATTTAATTGGAACTTCAGATTGTAATTTATTTATACCTTTTTTTGGTTTATTAAATCACAATCTTATAACTTTTAACAATAAACCTGATTTAAAAATACTAGAGTATTCTAAGCCAGTGTATAGAACAGCTAGTTATCATAGAAGTTATGATAGATTAATTAATTATTTTGCAACAGGTAGTACACCTTGCTCTTTTATATTTAAGATAGCAGGTGTAGAACATAAAGTACATACTCATAGAGGTGTACTTTATGATAATGATGGTGACATCTTAATGTGTTTAGCTATTGAAAAAGAATATGCTTTAAATACACCAATAGATGTATTAACTAATAGTTTAGATAATACTAAAATAGTATTGTTTATATCTACAAAGTTTGATTTACCTATTTACAAAAACATTAAGAAGAAAATGGACACTACATATGTGTCTAATTGTAGAAGAGCAGGAATTGATGTTATGACTACAGTTAGAATAAATGATTGGTTATTTAAAAACAATTTTAAATTACCTAAATTCAGAAATGTGTTAGAGTCTATTAAACATTTAAAAGAAGAAGTTCCTAAAAATCTACTAATAGATTAAATATGGAAGAAGTAAAAAAGAAAAGTTATGGTAAAACTAACAAAAGAAAAGGTTCAGATGCAGAAAGACACTTTGCCAAAATATTCAGAGAGTTAGGTTTTACTCATTGTAAGACCTCAAGAATGGGTTCTAAGCTACATGATGATGCTGGAATAGATTTGATATTTGTACCTTTAAATGTACAGATTAAAGCAGGAAAACAAGTAGGATTAAATGCTAGTAGGGAATTAGAATACATTCAAAACAGAATGATAGAGCTTTTTCCTCCAACATCTATAGAACATAGTTTACCTAAAATTTTAATCCACAAGAAAGAAGTAGGTCAGGGTAAAAAAAGAGGAGAATTTGATGATATAGTAGCTATGTCATTTAAAGACTTCGTATTATTAATTCAAAAGATAGAAAAATGGTAAGTGTACAAGAATATTATCAACATCCAAGTGTATCACAATCTGAATTAAAACTAATAGGACTAAATCCTAAACTATATCAACAAATCAAAGAACCAGATTTATACTTTGAAGAAAAGAAACATTTTGTAATTGGTTCAGCAGTAGATTGTTTATTAACTAGAGGAGCAAGAGCTTTTAATGAAGAGTATCATGTTTCTGATTTAGAAAATAAACCAAGTGATACTGTAAAGTCAATTATAAATCAAGTCTTTGATATTGTAAAAGAAAGTTTATTTTCTTCAAATGATTCTATTGGAACAATACAAGATTATCCTGGTGTAATTCTAGATTGTTGCAATACTCATGATTATTATAATAATCTAAAAGATAACACTAGAATAGCTAAAGTATGTGAATCTTGGGAATATTGGGAAGACTTAAAGAAAGCTTTAGGTAAGACAGTATTATCTGTAGAAGAAAGTGCAGTTATCTATAACACTGTAATGTCATTACAAACTAATGAAGTTACTGGTTCTTATTTAAAAGAAACTTTAGGTGAAAGTAGATGGTATCAACTACCTTTATATTTTGAGTATAATGGTATAAACTGTAAAGCTTTATTAGATTTAGTTATAGTTAATGAAAGAAATAAAACTATGCAGCCTGTTGATATCAAAACTATAGGAGATAGTTGTTTAAACTTTCCTAAATCTCTAAGACAAAGAAGATATGATATACAAGCAGCTTTCTATACAGCAGGTTTACAAGTAGTATATCCTGAATATGAGATATTACCATTTAAGTTTATAGTAGAATCTACTACAGAGCCAGGTAATCCATTAGTATTTACTTGTAATAATAGATTACTACATATAGGTAAATATGGAAGACCTGAATTAATATTAGAAGGTAATAATACTTTAGAAGGATTTCATGATTATAGTGTAGTGTCAGAGATTAAAGGATTTGAACAATTATTAGAACTATTTTCTTATTACAAAGAAAATGGTTTTGATACTGATAGATTAATTAAGGAGAATAAGTCTGAGTTAACTATTGACTGGTCAGGAATAATAACAGAGTAACTATGCAGATACAAAGTGGGAAGTTGTATGAAAATAGAACCTGGATTTATCTTTATCCTTCTTTAAAATATTATGGTGATAATCTTATGAATCATTTATCTAGTTTTATTAAACTAGCAGTTGGTATTGGAGATTCTAATTTAAAAGTAGAAGGTAATTGTATATTTATATTAGTAGATACTTCTATTAAGTTATCTTCAGATTTAGATAGATTAAATTATCAAAGAAACTTTTCTAAGTTTTTAGATTGGGTTAGATATCAATATTATTATGTAACAGATTATGTATATGATAATCTAGATAAGAGTGAGAAACATATGATTGTACTTAAAGTACCTTTACAATTAGATTCAAGTTATGTACACTTTGTAAAAGGTGAATATAGTGAGATGTACAATAAAGAACAATTAAATAAATTGTTCAATGTAATGAATAATGTATCTAATAATCCAAGTATAGCAAAAAGAAATGAAAGAGTTTCTTATGCTAGAAAGGTACTTACAAAGGATAAAAAATATTTACCTCTTTTTGTTGATAAAGTAAACAAAGATTTTGGTACTGATATAACTTTGTCAGACTATAAAGATGTAGAATTGGATTATCCAATAAATTTAGAAGAAGAAATATTTTAATATGGAAGAAAATAAACACAAAGGAGAAAGATACAACCAGGGGAAATTAAGATTTGATTTAGTGCATCCATATGCACATGAACAAATGGTAAGAGTACTTACAAAAGGAGCTGAAAAATATGCTTCAAGGAATTGGGAGAGAGGTATGGCATGGTCTAATGTCATAGCTTCATTAAAAAGACACTTACAGGCTATAGAGTCTGGAGAAGATTTTGATACAGAAACAGGAGAATTGCATGCAGCACATTTAGCTTGTAATTCTCATTTCTTAACTGCTTATTATAAGATATATCCTCAAGGGGATGATAGACCTCATAACTACCTACATTCACCTAAGATAGGTTTGGATATAGATGGAGTTATAGGAGATTTTAATAAGCATTTATGTGATACTGTAGGTATAGATGTACACACTATATCACATTGGAATGACCCTATTATAGGAAAACATTATCCTACTGTAAAGGATGATAAAAACTTTTGGTTAACAATGCCAACACTAGTTAATCCTTCAGAACTACCATTTGAAGTGCATGCTTATATTACTTCTAGAAGTATAGATGATGCAGTTACTAAAGAATGGTTAGATAAAAATGGATTTCCTGTAGCAGATTTATACTGTGTAGGTCATAATGAATCTAAAGTAGAAGTAGCATTAAAATCAGGTATAGATATATTTGTAGATGATAAGTTTGAGAATTTCAAAGAACTAAACAATGCGGGTATATGTTGTTTCCTTATGGATGCACCACACAATCAACATTATAATGTAGGTTATAAAAGAATAAAACATTTAAAAGATTTAATAAATTAAGTTATGTACGATATTACAAGTAAAAAAGAAGTAGTTCAAATTGTGGAAGACACAAAAAAAGTATCTTTATCTGAATATGTAGGTATAAAAGTAAAAGAACTAAGAGAAAGCAAAGGATTAAGAGTAGCTGATATTGAAAAAGCTATGTTAACAAATCCTAATATTAAAAATAGTGTATCACATACAACAATAACTAATATAGAGAAAGGAATTTCTTCTGCTGTTAGATTAGATGTGATAGAATCTATAGGTGTAGTATTAGGTGTTAGTATAGACTATTTTATTCCTAAAGTAATACAATAATTTTTATGGGAAGTGAGTTATTAGATTACTTTAATGGAGATGAATTAGCTGCAAATGTGTGGCTAAGTAAATATGCACAAGAAGGAGAAAAAACTCCTGATGATATGCACAGAAGGTTAGCAAAGGAATTTGCAAGAATTGAAGATAAGTATAAATTAGGTCCTTGTGCTGCTCACAGTATAGAGGATAAAATACTATCTAAATATGGTATTCAAAGAAAAGGTTTAACAGAAAAAAGTATATATGAATTATTTAAAGATTTTAAGTACATTGTACCTCAAGGCTCCATTATGGCTCAATTGGGTTCCAGTAGTATCGGATCTCTCTCTAATTGTTTTGTGTTAGGTCAACCTGTTGATTCTTATGGAGGAATATTCCAGAAAGAACAACAAATGATTCAACTAATGAAAAGAAGAGGTGGTGTAGGTATAGATATATCTACATTAAGACCTGAAGGTACTGCAACTACTAATGCTGCTAAATCTAGTACAGGAGCTGTGTCATTTATGCACAGATTCTCTAATGGTACTAGAGAAGTAGCACAAAATGGTAGAAGAGGTGCATTAATGTTAAGTATTGATATAAATCATCCTGATGTAATGCAATTCATTAAGATTAAAAGAGATTTAACACAGGTAACTGGAGCTAATATTTCAATTAAGCTTAATAATGAATTTATGGAAGCTGTAGAGAATGATGAAGATTATCTTTTAAAATTTCCTTGTAACTATAGTACTAGTGATTTACAATCTATTAATAAATTAGATAGTGTTCTTATACAAGGAGAATATAACAAACTTGAAAAACTAAAAGTTATAGAAGGTTGGGTATATGTAAAAAGAATCAAAGCTAGAGAATATTGGGATGAGATTATTAAGTCTGCACATAATGTAGCTGAACCAGGACTTATGTTTTGGGATAATATGACAGGATATAGTCCTGATGGTGTATATCCTCAATTTAAACAAGTAACTACAAATCCTTGTGCTGAGATTGGTATGCAACCTTATGATGCTTGTAGGTTAATAGCAGTTAATTTATATAGTTTTGTACATAAACCTTTTACAAAGGATGCAACATTTGATTTTGGTAAGTTCTATGCTTATAACTATGAAGCAATGAGATTATCTGATGATTTAATTGATTTAGAATTAGAACATATAGATAGAATACTTACTAAAATAGAGAATGACCCTGAAGAAGATGATGTCAAAATGGCAGAATATGACTTATGGCATAAAATTAGAAGTACAGCTAAAGCAAGTAGAAGAACAGGTTTAGGATTAACTGCATTAGGAGATACTCTTGCTGCACTAGGGTTAAAATATGACTCAGAAGAAGGTTTATATTTTATAGAAGCTTTGATGAAAACAAAGATGGAATCTGAATTAGATTGTACTATTGATTTAGCAATCTTAAGAGGACCATTTGAGGGATGGGATAATACATTAGAATATCCTACATCAAACAATGGAAATGCAGGGTATAATGGAAATGATTTCTATAGTTTTATAAGAAATAGTTTTCCTGAACAGTATAATAGAATGTATCAATATGGTAGAAGAAATGTATCTTGGAGTACAGTTGCTCCAACAGGAACAGTAAGTTTACTTACACAAACTACATCAGGATTAGAACCTTTATTCATGCCATTTTATATGAGAAGAAAAAAGGTAAATCCTAATGATAAAGATGTTAGAGTAGATTTTACAGACCAAAATGGAGATACTTGGCAAGAGTTTCCTGTTATACATCCTAAATTTCAAGAGTGGATTAAACTATGGTGGAATGATGTAGCTTGTGGTGCAAAAACATTACAAGACTTAACTAAAGATGATTTAGAAAAAGCTTTTAAATTTTCACCTTGGTATGGAAGTACAGCTAATGATATTAACTGGGTTAAAAGAGTAGAAATACAAGGTGTTATACAAAAATATATTACTCATAGTATTTCCTCTACTATTAACTTACCTGAGAATGTTACAGAAGCAGAAGTATCTCAAATATACTTAGAGTCTTGGAAAAAAGGTCTTAAAGGTATTACAGTTTATAGAGATGGTTCTAGAAGTGGTGTATTAGTATCTGAATCTAACAAGGATAGAAACTCATTTGATTATGTAGATTCTGTTAAAAGACCTAAAGAATTAGAAGCAGAAGTACATTTAACTAAAGTAGGAGGTCAACCTGTAAATGTATTTATTGGTTTATTAAACAATAAACCATATGAAATATTTATAGATACTACAAGTATGGCTAATCAGAAAGGTACTATTGTAAAGAAATCTAAAGGTAATTATACTTTTAAATCAGATAATACCACAGCTCATATTATAAGTGATATGAATGATGAACAAGCAGCTATTACAAGATTAACTTCAACTGCACTAAGACATGGGGCAGATATTAAGTTTATTGTAGAGCAGTTAAATAAATGTGATGGTGATTTATTCTCATTCACTAAAGCTTTAGCTAGAGTTCTTAAGAAGTATATTCCAGATGGAGAGAAATCTACTGTAAAATGTAATGATTGTGGTTCTGATAATGTAATATTTGAAGAAGGTTGCAGTTCCTGCAAAGATTGTGGAAGCTCTAAGTGTGGGTGATAATTATTTTGTTTATTAAAATAAAAATGTTATATTTGTATGTTTAATTTAAACACGCAATTATGACAAAGATATTAAAATATGTACCTATAATAGGACAAACTTACAGAGATTGGACAGTAATATCTGACCAAATTTATAAAAAAGATTCTAACAGGGCAACTTATTGGAAAGTAAGATGTAAATGTGGAACTGAAGGTTTAAGAAATGCAGCACATTTAGTCAATGAGAAAGTAACATCTTGTAAAAGTTGTGCTGCTCTTAAACTTCCTTTTGAACAATCCTATTTAAGAAAAATAGAAGAAAGAGCTATTAAAAAAGGTTTTGAATTTAACTTAACCTTGGAGTACTTAATGTCTATATTTAATGAAAAATGTGCTTTAAGTGGTTTAGAAATTCAATTTGGTAAACATTGGAAAATAATGTCAGACCAAACAGCTTCTCTTGATAGGATAGATAATACAAAAGGTTATATTATAGGTAATGTACAATGGGTACATAAACAAGTAAATTTTATGAAAGGAACAATGGAACAAAAAGAATTTATTAAATTTTGTAGACTAATAAGTTCAAGTAAATGTGGATAAAATGAAGGATTGGATATTTGAACAAAGTGTTAGGGAAGAAATAGAAAAGAAACAATTAAAATTATTTACAATGGATGTAAAGGAATATCAAGAAGTTATTAAGAAAACAGCAGTGTTTCCTAAAGAAATAGGATTAACATATTGTACAATGGGTTTATGTGGTGAAGCTGGTGAAGTAGCTGAAAAGATGAAAAAGCTTTTCAGAGACAAAGGTGGTGTAGTTACAGAAGAATTTAAGTATGATATCAAAAAAGAACTAGGTGATGTTGTGTGGTATGTTACTGCATTAGCAAATGAGTTAGGTTTAACTTTAGAAGAAATTCTAGAAGCTAACTATGAAAAGCTAATGAAGAGAAGAGCTACAAATACATTACATGGTAATGGAGATAATAGAGAAGAGGGTATTTAGCCCTCTTCTTTTCTAACTAAAATAATAATTAATATGCCACATAAAAAACTAGATTTAGAACTACTTCCTTATAGAGAATCTTTTTCTAAAGGTAAAGACCCAGGAGGTTGGGGAAGAGGTTATGGTAAAGGAGTATATAAAAGAATAGGAGATTATTTTCCTTATACAATAGTAAGTAGAGTATTAAAAGAATTTATAGGTAAACCTGTAGATGATGCTTTTTCTAAATATTGTAAAATTGTACCTGTATATCAACAACAATTCTTTTGGGATGAAATAAAACCTAAAAGACCTAGATGGAGAAATATTGTATACTATTTCATAGATGAAAATGGGCTTATTCAAAAGAATAATAAAGAAGTAGCTAAGACTATTTACAAAATACCTTCTTTTGATATAGAGTATGGTTATATTAATTATGAAACAGGTGACACTAAAACTAGAAGAGAACATAATTCTTATATACATTCTAGATACTCTTGGGGTATTATCAAAGGTAAGCTTTATGAATTTGAACATAAAAACTATTTATACTATAAATGTTTCTATGAACAACAATTTAAAAAGAGAAAACTAATAAAACAAAAAGCAAAAGAACAAAGAGAAAAACAATACTCATTTTTAACTAAATCAGAACTAGAAATTATTAATAATAGAAAAGATGATATTATTAATAGAGATAGACATGGTTTTGATGATATGAGTTTTAAAAATAGAGCAACATGACAAGAGAAGCATATATACAATATAGAATCTCTAATCAACTCATTCCTATAGTATATGAACTATACTATAAGGAGTGTTTACGAAGAGATAAACAACCAATTTCAATAGAAGTATTTGATCATGTATTTCCATTGTATCCATTAGCTAATAAAGTAGTAGATGAATCTATAAGATATTATGATAAGGTATTTGATATTAGGTATTTAGAATTTAAAGAAAAAATAATCAGAATATTATGAGTAACAACTATAAAAAAATATTTATAGGTATAGTAGTATTTATACTATGTGTAGGTTTATTACAGAAATGTAATAACAATAAATACAACCAATTAAAAGGTAAGTATGAGATACTTGAGGACCAGTACAAAAAACAAAAAGATGGTGTAAAAGTATTTGAAGATTTTAGAATTAAAGAGAAAGACTCTTTAAATTTAGAAATTAAGAAGAGAGAAAAATCAAATAAAGATTTGTCATATGATAATCAACAACTAGAATCTAGAATCAATGTAATTAAAAATAGACCACAAAAGATTTATAAAGATGTAACTCCTGAAATTAATGATAAATTAAATGAAGGTGATAACTGTATTGAGATTATACCTTTAAAAGATAAACAAATTGAGAATCAAACTGTACAAATTTCTAATTTAGAAAAAGATAAGTCTGATATTAAGACACAATTAACTACAGCAGAGCAAGATATTCTTAAAAGAAAAGAATTAGAAAAGTCTGCTGAAGATAATATCAACAATTTAAAAAGTCAAGTTAATAAATTAAAAACCAAAAGTACTTTAAATAAAATCTTAGTTCCAGTAGCATTTGGAGTTGGAGGATTTTTAGGGTATCAAATAGCTAAGTAATGGAAGCAGTAACAATAGTAACAATTAAGAATAAAATTCCTTTATATAAAGGAGAAGAAGCAGCAAATGCAATTGAGTTAATAGAACTTGAAGAAGTTGGATATGAGTTAGTAGCAGGAAAGTCTTTATATCAAATTGGGGATAAAGCTGTACTTATTCAACCTGATTATAATCTATCTGATATAGTTCTATTTGAATCATTTATTAGACCTATTAATCCAAATACAGGATTACCTGATGAATCTATGTCAAAACTTGGTAAAACAGAAGGTTTACCAAGAAGAATTAGAGCTAAAAAGTTTAATCTTTCTAAAGTACCAAATGGAGATCCAGTTTATAGTAATGGTATTCTTTTACCTTATAATGAAGTTGTATCTTATATAGGTAGTGTTATATTAGAGAATGTAGATTTAACTTCAAAACTAGGTATTACTAAATATGAAGAGCCTGAATATACTTCTAAAGGAGGTATAAAAGTAGGTGGTACTTTGAAGTTTCCTAATGGTATTTATAAAACTGATGAAGAGAATGTTAATAACCTTTGGAATCATTTAGAAAATAAAATAGGTTATCCTATAACTCTTGTTGGAACAGAAAAAGTAGATGGTTCAAGTATTACAATAGGAATTACTCCTGAAATACCAGAAGGATTCATTTGTTCAAGAAACATGAGAAAGAAGTTAACTATATCTAAATGGGTAGGTAATTATAGAAATCCTACTGTTTGGGAATGGATTAAATCTTTATTTGGTATTATACCTGATTTAAAGGAACTAGAAGAAGTTGTTAATGATGATGATTTTGTAAGATATGGTTTACCATACTTAAGAGTAATGCAAGAGATGGGAATAACTAACCTTATTCTAAGAGGAGAACTTAATGGTGGTAAACTTAAAGGTTCAGGTAATAAGAATAATCCAGCATCTAAACTATCAGCTAATATCAAATTCTTTGGTATGGATAGAATAAATGAAGTTGGACAATCTGAAAAACTTCCTTATGTGTTGTTAAATAGAACTAATCAAAAAGTATGTTTTGATATGGTAAAAGAAGTGTTTAATAAAACATTCAATTCTAAAGAAGAAATATTACAAGAATGTAATCAATACTTTAAAGAAAATATGATTGAAGGTATTGTAATTAGAACTCTTGATAGTAAGTTTAGTGCAAAAGTAATGAATCTAGAATATGATTCTAAAAAATAAATTATGATATTAGATTTAAGAAAAGGTTTTGGAGATTTTCCTGAATACAAATTATTCAAATTTCCTGATAACTCAATTAAATTTGAGTTGAAAAGTAATGATATTGTTACTAGAGTTATTACAACACTTAGAACCAATGATGATATAATTACTTTAGCTTTTGTAAAAGATGTTATAGATCATTCACAGAAAGGTAATCCAATGTTGATTATAACTTATATGATGTATCAACAAGATGATAGAAGATTTAAAGCAGAAGAAAGTTTTGGTCTTAAAATAATATCTAATTTTATTAATTCTATGAATTGGGAAATGGTAATGATTTATCATCCACATTCTGATAAAGTAGAGTTTATTAATAAATGTATTATAAGAAGCAATAGAGAGTTTTTAGAACATTCTATTGCTGATATTAAAGCTAGTCAAGGTGATGATACACCATTAACATGGGTTATACCAGATTCAGGTGCTTTTAAAACTCAATTTAAACAGATTGAGAAGCTAAACTATCCTAACTTTATAACTTGTATGAAGTCAAGAGATCATGAAACAGGAGAGATTAAAACTATTGTAAACACAGAAGATTTACAAGGTAATGATTGTTTCATAGTTGATGATATATGTTTAGGTGGTAGAACATTTAAAAATATAGCAGAAGAACTTAAAGCTAAAAACTGTGGTAAATTATATCTAATAGTTTCACATGGTATATTTAACTATGGAGTTGAAGATTTGTTACAAGTATTTGATACGATCTATACAACAGATAGTATTTGTACTATAGAACATGAAAGACTTAAAGTAAGAAAACTTGAAAGAATATAATAAATTAATCAAAGAAATTCAAAAGAACAGTAAATTTAAAATAGTAAAGACTAGTGCTACTAAAGCTACTATAAAAGTAGTTCACATAGAGAGTGGTAGTCTTTACTCTGTTCACCCTGGAAATAATGCAGTATTTCCATTGCGTAAATGGATTTCAAAACAAGAACAATTATGAGAATATTAGTATGTGGTGATATCCACGGAGGATTTAAGTCCTTAATACAAGCTCTAGAAAGAGCAAATTTTGATAACTCTAAAGATAAGTTAATATTCCTTGGAGATTATGTAGATGGTTGGAGTGAAACAGCAGAACTTATAGAGTTTCTAATAGGTTTACAAGAAGAAGCTAATGGAAGACATATCTTTATCAGAGGTAATCATGATAAATGGTGTGAAGATTGGATAATAAAAGGATATTGTCCTGAAGGTTGGAAAGTTCAAGGTGGTCAAGCTACTATAGATTCTTATATAAGAACAGGTTATTTAGTTTCAGATAAGCATAGAGACTTCTTTAAAAATCTAGTTAACTTTTATGTAGATGAAGAAAACAGAGGATTTGTGCATGGAGGATTTATATCTAAGAATGGATTAGGTTATGAGCACTATGAATCAGATTACTACTGGGATAGAGATTTATGGAACTTAGCTGTTATACAACATAATAATTTCCACCAAGCTTCTAAAGAAGTGTTATCTAAAGCTAGAAGATTTGAAAAACATAAAGAAGTTTATATAGGTCATACTACAACAGGAATCTGGTTATGTAAACCTCATTTACCTGAGTATGGAATGACACAACAAGAATCTAAAAATGGTAGAATTGTAGTTCCTATGCACAGATGTAATGTTTGGAATATGGATACAGGTGGAGGTTATGAAGGTAAAGTAACAATAATGGATATAGATACAAAAGAATTTTTCCAAAGTGATTTTGTAAATACTTTATATCCTAATGATAGAGGAAGAAACTAATGGAAAAGATTTTAAGTAAGTTTATTGATCATTTACAAAAGTATGATAAGTTAGGTTTAAACTTATATTATCAAAAAGGTTATAGTAGATCTTATACACAAAAAGAAGTAATAGAACATTTTATTAAAAAGAATGAGATTAGTTAAAAGATTTTACAAAGAAGAAGATAATAGATGGTATATAGATTTACCTGAATGGACAGATCAAGGATTACCTAAAGAAGCATTAGAAATGGTTTTAGGTGCAGATAATTTCCTTGATATATTATCTAATAATAGTACTGAAGTTACTGTTACTTTCTCTACAGAACCTTTTGAAGGTTACTTATATGAGTTAGACAAAAAAGAAGAAGATGAGAATGGAGCTACTTATATAGTATTAAGTCCTCTTATCTATCCTTTAGAAATGTGGTTATGTCCTGTAACTACATTTATATTTGAAGAATATCCAAATAAATTTTATTTAAGATGAGACAAACAATATACAAAAAAGACAGTAAAGGTAAGTTAAGATATTTAACTATATCTACATCTCTAGATGAGATTACACAAGAATCAGGTATAGTAGAAGGTAATCCTGTAATTAATGTTAGTGTATGTGTAGGTAAAAATATAGGTAAAACTAATGCTACCACAGCAGAAGAACAAGCTGTTATAGAAGCTCAAGCTAAAATTAAAAAGAAACTTGAAGAAGGTTATTACTTAACAAGTGCAGAAGCAATGGTTGAAACATTAATACAACCTATGTTAGCTAAAGATTTTAAAGAAGAATCTAAGAAAGTTATTTATCCTTGCTATGTACAACCTAAGTTAGATGGGATGAGATGTTTAAAAGAACAATCTGCATTAACATCAAGAGGAAATAAAGCTATTGAAACAATGGCACATATATCTTCTGAAGTAACTCATATAGCTGACATTTTAGATGGAGAGTTATATGCTCATGGATTAAGTTTCCAAGAGAATATGAAACTTATTAAGAAGTATAGAAAAGGACAATCTGAACAAGTTAAATATCATGTATATGATATGATATTACCTCACCCTTTTATAGAAAGATATACTCTTTTAAGTGCAATAGTAAATAATTGTGATCATATAGAGCTAGTACCTACATATAAAATTAATAACTTACAAGAACTTTTAAAATATCATGCTCAATTTATTGAACAAGGATATGAAGGTACTATGATAAGATGGGGTAGTGATGGTTATGAATCTAGTAAAAGAAGTTCACATTTATTAAAGTATAAAGATTTCTTAGATCAAACTTATACAATAGTAGATGTTATACCATCTGAAAGTAGACCTACTCAAGGAGTTATACATTGTAAAGGTGTAGATAATTCTGGACATGGAATTACATTTGGATGTGGTATGAGATTTTCACATCAAGAAAGAGAAGAGTTATTAACTAACAAATCTAAATATATTGGTAAGACAGCAGAGATTAGATTCTTTGAATTTACTGATGATGGTCTTCCTAGATTTCCAGTATGTGTAGGTATAAGACTTGATAAGTAATGATAGCAGATGTATTTGGAAGAGAAATAGAAGTAGGTGATGTAGTAGTAAGAGCTAAGTTTTCTACTTTTAATAAACATAAAGTAGTAGGATTTACTAAAAGCTCTATTAAGTTATCTTGTAAGATGGTTAGTAGAACTAGGAGAGGATATTATACTAATGAAGTAATATCAACATATCATTACAGAGCAGACTCTAAAGTAGAAGATAACTTAGAAGAACATAACAACTACTTTTATTTTGATAAGAATTGGTCTAGATTAGGATTAATAAAAATATAAATTATGAAACACTTATGTGGAAAAGCAACAAAGAAGCCAGTTGAAATAGATTGGTTTCTTTATCAAGGTTATTCAGTAACCAATTTAAAAGAATTAATGGCATGGGTACAAAGCTTTAAAGTAGATTTTCATACTGCATTTGAGTTTGGTCCAGGAGGTCATGGAGATTTAAGAGTTAAAACTCTTGAAGGAACTTCTTATACTGTACCTGATAATTACATTATAATTAGAGGTGTACAAGGAGAGTTCTATCCTTGTGATCCAGAGATATTCAAACAAACTTATACAATTGTGCAATGAGAATAAAGGATAAACAATTTAACAAAGATAAATTATTCTTTACATCAGATACACATTTCTTTCATGCTAACATAATTAAATACTGTAACAGACCATTTGCAAATACTCATGAAATGAATGAGCTATTAGTTAAGAATTGGAATGCAGTTGTACCTAAAGATGGTGTGGTATTTCATTTAGGTGATGTATCATTAACAGCAATACCAAAAGTACTTAATGATTTATTACATAGATTAAATGGAACTAAATATCTTATCATAGGAAATCATGAGAAAGATGCTTTAGGGAAAGATTATATTAAGCAACATTGGGAAGGAATTTATGATGTAGCTGAAATCTTTGTAGAAGATGAAGAGATAACTTACAAAGAACAACATATAGTAATGTGTCATTATCCTATGATTTGCTGGAATGCTTCTCATAGAGGTTCATGGCAACTATTTGGACATGTTCATGGAGGATTAAGTAACAAAGGAGAAATTAAACATCCTGTTACAGCAATGGATGTAGGAGTAGACTGTCATAATTATACACCTATATCTTATCAACAAGTTAAAGAACAAATAACAAAACAAGCTTTAAATAAAAAATAATGGCAAAGTTAACAACAAGAGAATTAGAAGTAGTTACTAACTCTATTTATAAAAAAGTAGAAGATAGAAAAGAACAATTTAAAACTACTGAAGACTATAATGATATAGTAGAACAAGTTAAAGTTCAATTAAAGTATTCTGAAATTCTACCTTTAGTACAAGAGTACAAAGCTATCAATGAAGAGATTAATGAATTAAACTCTAGAAAGAATGATATAGGTTCTGAAATTAGAACTATTAGAGGTGGTATGGCAACTACTCCATATGATGAACAAGGTTTAAATAATATTGCTAACAATGCAATAACAAAAGAAATAGATAAATTATATCCAACTAAAAAGGATATAGAGTCTGATATTATTTTGTTATCTGTATCAGGAAGTAATGATATTATCAATTCAATTATAACTAAGTATAACTTAAATGATGAATAATGACAACAAATGAATTTAATGAAAAATACAAGGAGTATTTAGAAGAAGGACATTATGGTCTTGATATTAGTACTCCTAGTATCATAAAGTATCTTGATGAAATGTTTCAAGGACTTATAAAAATACCTGGGTTTAAATACACTCAAATTAAAGAGAAGTTTAATACTAGTAGATTTTATACAAACTTACATGAATTAATAGGTAAACCAGGTTCAATTATTAACAATGAAGTTGAAAGAACTTTAAACATACTTTTAAAATATGAATAGTATATTACTCTGTGATGGATACAAGTTATCCCACCATCAACAATATCCTGAAGGGACTAGTTTAGTATTTTCTAATTTTACTCCTAGAAGTGATTCACATGCACCTGAAGGTGCTAAAGGAGGTGTTGTAGTATTTGGAACACAAATGATGTTACAAATGATTCATGAGCACTTTGCTGAGAACTTCTTTAAAACAGAAGAAAGATTTCTATATTCAGATGAACCTAGAAGATTGCTAGCACTTAAAAAGAAAGTTTTAACTGATATTAAAACTGAATTAGATTTTTATTTAGGAGGTGATTATGATGTAACTCATTTTGAGAAACTTTGGGATTTAGGTTATCTACCTATTGAAGTTAGAGCTTTAGGAGAAGGTACAATATGTCCTATTAGAGTTCCTATGTTAACTATACATAATACTGATGAAGATTTCTATTGGTTACCAAACTTCTTAGAAACTATTATTAGTAATCTATTGTGGAAACCTATAACTTCAGCTACATTAGCTAGAGCTTATAAGTCTACACTATCTAATTGGGCATTCTTAACAGATATTGATAATTTAGAATTTGTAAACTGGCAAGGTCATGATTTCTCTATGAGAGGTTTAGATTCAGTAGATGCTACTATATCATCAGGTATGGGACATTTAACTTCATTTAGTGGTACAGATTCATTACCTGCTGTATATGGTACTAGAAAGTATTATGATGCAGAAGGATTTGTAGCAGGTTCAGTTCCAGCTACAGAACATAGTGTAATGTGTGCAGGTTCTAAAGAAGATGAATTAGAAACATATAGAAGATTACTTAAAATCTATCCTACTGGTATTGTATCAGTAGTATCTGATACTTGGGATTTATGGAATGTAATTACTAACATCTTACCTCAACTTAAAGAAGAAATTCTTGCAAGAGATGGTAAATTAGTAATTAGACCTGATTCAGGAGACCCTGTTGATATTCTTTGTGGTACTATAGGTAATATCTTAGAAGTCGAAAGTTTAACAACTGACCATTTATGTGATTCTGATTTTGAAGAGTTTGACTATTTTAAATGTAATGGAAAATTATATCAAGTTGATAAAAACTCTGTAGAAGAAAGATATGCTGATTATGGCAGAGAACAAACAACCTTATGGGAAGTTGGATATGATTATTTCCTATCTGAAATTGAATTAAATAATTCTTCTGAACAAAAAGGTGTTATTGAATTACTTTGGGATTTATTTGGAGGAACTGTAAATGAGCAAGGTTATAAAGTATTGGATTCTCACATTGGAGCAATTTATGGAGATTCTATAACATTAGAAAGAGCTAACAAAATATGTCAAAGACTTTCTTTAAAAGGATTTGCTAGTACTAATGTAGTACTTGGTATTGGTTCATTTACATATCAGTATAACACTAGAGATACATATGGTATGGCTATGAAAGCTACTTATGTAGAAATAGAAGAAAACTTCTATGCTTCACCTGAATCATTAGAACCAGGTATTAGAACTAAAGGTAGAGAAATCTTTAAAGACCCAGTAACTGATAATGGTATGAAAAAATCTGCTAAAGGTTTACTTAAAGTTATTGAAGAAAAAGGTAAATTTATACTTAAAGATGGTATCACTTGGGATGAATTAGAAGCTGAAGATAATCTATTAAAGATTAGATATAAAGATGGTGAGTTCTTCAACACCACTACATTTGAAGAAATTAGAGAAAGATTGAAATGAAGTATACAATATTAATGCAATTAGGTGATCCATCAAAAGATGGTCATAATAAACATGAAGATTTCTATTTTAAATCTAATAAGAGTAGACAACAAATAGGAGAAGCTTATAAAAAATGTTGTGAAAAAACAGGTTTAGTATTTACTTCTAATACAGATGTTATTGTAGATGGACAAAAATTAAATTGGCAACATCCTGAGTATAAAGATAGAAGTATTTGTATAGACTATGAAGATTCAAAAGTATCTGACTTAGCTGTAAATATATTAAAATCTTTTGATATAGATGTAGATAAATATGTAGACACTAGTTATCAAAACGATATAGAAGCTGATAATTTAATTTGTTTGTTCTTAGATTTTATAAAAATTGAATTACCTGATTTTGAGTATGAGTTTACAAGTATAGATTCTGAAATACTAAATATAACAATTGGATATGGCTGCTATGGTAACTAAACAAATTACAGGTAAAGTAGTAAGTTACTGTGAAATACCGCAAGAACTTACAGAAGGACATTGGATCTCAGAGTTTCAAAATGGTTGTTTTGTACAAGTACATTTAGAAGAAGGTGAAGATGATAAATTAAGTAATTGGTTAAAGGAGACATATCCTGAACTAATTGATGAAGAAGCATTCTATATTGAGATAGACTATTAATACAAAAAGGAAGCTTACGGGCTTCCTTTTCTCTTTATTTTACCTTCCTCTAAATTCCTCTGCCATTATCTTACTAATCTCAGAACCAGATAAACCTTCTTCTTTTAGTTTATCTTTAAAGTCTTGTCTACTTTCTCTAGTAGCTTTACCTTTCTTTTTAGGATCTTTTAATCTAACATCATTCTCTAGATCTTCTGCTGCTTCTGCATAAGATAATCCTTTGTATTTTTTACCCATTTTTTCTTCAAGTTTTTTTCTTAAGATTAAATCTAATACTTTTTTATTGTTACCATACTTATCTATTAACTCATCTTTTAATTCTTCTTTCATTTCAGCTCTAAGTTTTTTATATTTCTTTTCTGCTGAATATTCACCATTTGTTGCATTATCTTTTAATACATCTGTAGTCCATTTTAATGGTTTAACAAATCCATTACCAGGTAATTCAGAGTAATCTTTACTATCTTCCCAAGGAGCTTCTCCTCCAAAAGCTTTAGTTACCATTCTAGGTACAGGTGTTAGTTTAAAGAAATTGTCTGCAAATTTTTCAGGTTTAGGGTCATAAACTATCTGTTCTAAAAACTTTTCTAAATCTCCTAAGAAACTTATAGAAGCTATTTTAGAGTTATCTGATATTAAAGCTTTAGGATCACTATATGTGGCTAAAGAAGTAATACCTCTATTTAATTGGTTTTGTATAAAGTTATGTCTTTTTCTTCTTTCAGAATCTTTATCATCATCATCATTGTAAGTAAGACTTGCAATAGCAAATTTAATTGCTAGTAAGCTTAACATAATAGCTAACTCTCTTGTCATAGCTTGCA